TTACTGTCATATTGGTGCATTACAGTATGATCGGGATCATCTTCAACATGTTGATGCGTACAAAATCTTCCGTCACCGTCGCGGCCGACCAGGCGCTTGCCCTTACTTGGTTTTCGGGTCATTTTTTTCTCCATATTCAATATAAATTACAAGTTTTTTACGTGCCGTTACTTTCGGGATGAATACTGCCACAATTCTGGTTGTCGGGTCAAGGTGACAATCAAGAGGTATCCGTTTTCGGCCTTTGATTTCATATGCTTTCCAGGGTCCGTTTTTGTCAACATTGTCCATTATGACACTTCTATGAATGTTTGGAGGGAGGACCGGAGCGAATACCTTGGGGGGGGAATACCCGCTCCGGGTTGTCTTGCGATCGGAAAACCGCTTGACAAGTTCGATTAATTGCATATGCTGATCGGTAAGTCAACATTAAAATTCAAAAAGGCGAACATATGCTAACGGCCAATGATATCAGATTTGCACGAATTAAACGGCGCTGGACGCAAAAAAGGCTTGCTGAACATGCTGGCGTTGGGCTCGGATCCGTCATCCGGATCGAAAAAGAAGATGTCGGACCAGGCGTTGCCACCTTCGATATTGTATCAAAGATCCTCATCGCTCTCGATGCGGAAATCGTATTTACTGATAAAGCTTACAGGAACAAAAAAAATGACCAAATTTGATAATGGTATTACACCCGCACAAAATGAAATGCTCGCAATATTAGCCGAGGAAATGGGCGAAGCTTTACAAATGATCGGTAAGACACTCAGACATGGATTAAAGAGTAAAGATCCTACAAACGAACATTCTTTAGATAATCGTGATCTTTTATCATGTGAGTGTGGAGATGTTTTATATCAAATTCACATGCTTTTTGAATATGGGGTTATTGACCAAAGCTTGTGTATGGCACAAATGGAACAGCGCTCAAAAACGGTAGGTAAATATCTTCATCATTGTTTGCCTGTTTACCCAAGCGAAACGGCACACATTAAAATGGTAGTTGAGCATAATTTCAAAGTTAAAGGAACAAATAATGAAACAAAAATTTTGTAAAAATCGTCCTCACAAACGGGCACTTCATCGCCGGCACGGTCCGGGTAAATCCAGCGGCCGCAAATTTCGGCCAGTCAGCCTACCGGCCGTAGTAAATGCCTCGGTAATTGATGTCGTTAACTTGATGATTTCAAGCTTTATGGGAAGGGGACATCGATGAGCCTAGATGACACACTCAGGGCCAATACGCTCTATAACCTTCAGGCGGCACGCGATCAGGTAACGTCCGCGCAAGCAAATTATAGTAAGATGCAGCGGCCCGCCGCGGGCGCCAATGCCCACACCACCGATCATACTTTTTATCGCAAACTTGCGGAGATCGATGCTTTGTTGGCCGAGACAAAGGAGCTTATTAATGTGTGATCTTAAAAAATTACTCGTTCAGAGTGAAACAAATGACCAAACTGAAGAGGGACGGAGTGATTGCGGAAGCGGTCACCAAGCTCGTAAATGTTATTTCAAAAAGGTGCCGTAAATGGGGTATGAGATAGAAATACTTAAACGCACTAAAGCGGCACATCTAAGAAGGTTTAAAGATGCAGGCTGTGAATGCTTTACAAAATCTGGTTCTTGTTATTTTCCAGAAAGTGATCATCAATGTGATCGGTTGGCTGTATATAAAATAGATGGCATAAATTTATGCAAGCAACATGCTGGCGATAAGTTATTATCAGATGAATTGAAATTATTTTACGTTCATTCACAGAAAGGTTTAGACGATGTGGATTAAAAAATCATATGGCTATGTTTGGGATTACACAGCAAAGCCTAGCCAATCGGTAAAGCAATTAATGAAAATGATGAAAGAACGTAGAGAGCGCAAACTATTCGTTCCTCGGGAAGGCGGTGAGTGATGATAAAAGCACCATGCCTACAATGTGGAGAAGCCCCTTATCCGGGGACTGATAAATATAGGATGGAACAACACGTACTTTCTATGTTTTGCTCCGAGGAGTGCGAGCAAAAATATCTCGAAAAAGCAAAATTACTTAACGTTCCCGATGATAAATAATTCGCCGGGAAAATTTACGTGCTGCAAATGTAAGCATAAATTTATTAGAGACAAGGATTATCAAAAAAACATGGATAGCGATTTATATAAAATAGGATGCCCTCAATGTGGCCATTTATGGGTCAAGTGGGATAATTATGAAATACTATTCGTTCATCCAGAAGGTAGCTTTTCAGATGATCAAAAGACCTTAAGAGAGCTTGAAAAAATTAGGAATAAATCATGAGCGACCAAAAAGACGGAGTTATTTTTGTTGACCTCGCTTTTGATCGTGACGTCCACGTGGAAGTTAATTTGCGAACAGAAGGCGGGAAAGTGATTATTGAAGATTACAAAATAATAGAACGTGAACTTAACGTTCGGAAAAAGCCATGACATACGCTATTAAAAAACTTGAGTGGAAAGATGATGATGTTGATCCTAACTTTGTCGCGGCCAGAACCGCTTTTATAATATATTATTATGACATAAGAAAAGAACCGAGAATAACTCTTTATGGTTGCCGCAACGGTGTTGTTCGGTATTTCAAAACATTAGAAAACGCGAAAGACGCAGCACAAGCCGACTATGAAAAAGAAGTAAAAAAACATCTGGTTTTGAAATCACCAGACGTTCAAGGAGATAAATAATGCCTTACAATGATGGATGGTCACAAGAAGATATTGACATCGCTATAGCAAAATTAACTGCGTCCGAGAAAAAGTGGCATTCGGAAAATGCAATCAAAGCAATGAAGAAAAAAGGTGGCTATTTTGCGCTTGGTGAAGATGGAAAACAAACATGGGTAGAAAAGAAATGAGTGAAATTGTATTATGCGGATGCGGAAAAGCATCAAGACTTTCAAATCTATTAGTGGATGGTGCTTGTTGTCACTGTGGATATTCAGATGACCAGATAGAAGTAGAGTTTATTTCAAAACAAAAACGTCAACCAGACGTTCCTTTAGTTGAAAAAAACGGAGAATAATATGAGCTTATCAACAACACAGAAGCAATGTATATCACTGGCCGCTAAAGATTACGTCCGGCGACAATATTCTTCCGGAAACTATAAGGCTAACGGCGTTTTTAAGCTCGTTACGTTGAAAAGCCTGGTCAACCGGGGGGTCCTCGAAGCAACAGACTTTCATGCTCAATATCATTTGACCGATAAAGGGCATAAGGTCCACAATAGATTTAAAAAAGATTGGAAATAATATGAAATATATCATAATTTTAGTATTAATTAAGGCCGGGTCTTGGGGTGTGCCGTCTGAAATTATCAGCATTTCGCAGATTGGGGATTTCGAGTTTGATAACCGCGCTGCTTGCCAAGTCTTACTTGAGAAAACGCTGGATGAGCGGGGCGAGCTCCTGCCTCTTCCGAATAACGCCACCTTCGCTTTGAAGTGTGTCATTAAAAACAAACGAACATTATTCTAGGAAATAACATGACAGATAAGAAAAAAACAATAATGCGTACGACCGTCAGTGCCCATGATAATGATGTTGATAATATTCTTAAGCTTAATCGTATGATCAGCGAGGGCTCACCAATGGAAGCCGCGGTCGCTCGCCTGGTCAAAGAGGTCCAGCCGATTGCGATCAGGCATATTACTGAAGCTATGAAAAAAGATGCCTATACTGGCATCATCGCGACCGTGCAAATGATGAATAATATCGTACTTAATGCAATCATTATTCATCTTCGTGGTATCGAAATGAAAGCTGAAACATTACTGCGGATATCCAGGCTGTTTGAACAATGTACTATCCAGACAATCAAAAGTCTTCCGGAGCTCGAACGTCAACATATGGAAGCGATCAAAGCTTATGAACAAAAAACGAAGCATTGATTGCGATTATTGCGACCAGCCGGCGGAGCTTGTACTCGGTGATGTCATTTATCCGGATAAACCGGCGCTTCATTTCCGATATTATTGGCGCTGTAAGCCGTGCGGTGCTTATGTGGGGACGCATAAAAACAGCAAAGATTTTGAACCATACGGACGCCTGGCGAAATCCAGGCTCCGATATCTCAAGTCCCGGGCCCATGATGCCTTTGATCCGCTCTGGAAAGCCAGGATCCCTAAAAAGGGTAAGAATAGCCGGATCAAGCGGCCGTTAGTAAAAAACGGCCGGCGCCGGATGGTCAAAGTCCCGAACCAGCTGCAAAGTCGGACCATTCGTTATACGATCCGGTTGGAGGCCTATAAGTGGCTATCGAAGAAAATGGGCATCGAGCACAGTAAATGTCATATTGGCATGTTTGATGAAGTGGAGTGCCAGCTGGTTATTAATATCTGCAAAGAGGAGCGAGAGCAAAATGCGTCCAAGAAAAAACCTGCTTGAATATAACGAAATGCAAGTCCGGCACATCCTCAATCTCTGCCATTGTTCACGGCCGGGCTTTTGCCGCAAATGGGGTGTTTCCGATCAGTCACTTAGAAGCTGGATCGTTACCGATAAGACCGCCCGGGCCCGCGCCGTTGCCAAGAAAACAACCGTTCCCGAGCATATTTGCCGCCGGGTAAAAGCAATGCTCGATATGCATTGTCAGGAAGTTGAAATCAATATTATGCGGGATCTTATGCTTTACAAACTTAATCCGGACCGTGAAAAACTGGCCAAACGTCATGGTGTATCAACTGCCCTTGTGGCAATAGCCGTTAAAAATCTGGTAGAAGACGGGATCCTGGCTTACTCTAAAAATCCGGTGAACAATAAATGCGGTAAAATGGACGTGCCGGCATTTGAGCGATCGCAAGATCTGATCCCTGAAGATGAAGAAGATTGGAAGCCGCGCAATAATACCGCAAACAAGGGGACAATGCGGCATAAACGGCCTGATATGAAGGATTAAAATAATTACTTAACGCCCACATTGGGCATAACAGCAAACCGAAAGGAAAAACGATGAAGAATGTATTAATCACAACAGAGCATAAAGGCGTATTCGCCGGACAGATCGAAGACGATCAAGACATAACTGCTCGCTCCATGCCTTTGAAAAACGCTAAGATGGCCATTTATTGGGGGACCACAAAAGGCGTTATGCAGCTTGCGGAAACGGGGCCTACTAGCAGTTCCACTATTAGCGCAAAAGCAGATATCCCAGCCTTACACAATATAACTGCCATCTTTGATATTACTGATGAAGCGTGGGGGAAATGGGAGGGCGCCTAATGTACAATCCTATTTTAACCACCGATGATATAATTAAATCAGGGGCTTGTTCTAGTGGTGTTTATGATGCTGTTGTAAGGCTAAAAGATAAGATCGCAGCGGCAATGCCCGCGAAAATGCTATTGAAGCTGGTGAATAGTTCCGAAAAACAATATGTTAGAACTGCTGCCAGACTAGACGGTTACGGTGACGGTTACGGTTCCGGTGACGGTGACGGTGACGGTTACGGTTACGGTTACGGTTACGGTTCCGGTGACGGTTACGGTGACGGTTACGGTGACGGTTACGGTTCCGGTGACGGTGACGGTGACGGTTACGGTTACGGTTACGGTTACGGTTCCGGTGACGGTTACGGTGACGGTTACGGTTACGGTTCCGGTGACGGTTACGGTTACGGTTACGGTTACGGTGACGGTTACGGTTCCGGTGACGGTTACGGCGGATATAAATAATTATTAAGCGTATATTATAGCTCTGCTACAAGCGGTAGACGGGTGAAGACGCTATGGAAGCATCTAGTGACACGGGATACCACCCCAAAGGTCTTATGAGGGGTCACAGGTAAATAGACCAAGCTTCTAACGGTCAATAAATTGAAAAGGGTTTATAACCTGATTAGGTGAATTTGACAGCTATATATATTTTTAAAACAGCCTAACCGAAAATTGAGAGCTCGGCGGAACTATATAAAGGTTCTTCCGGGCTCTTGACATTCCAACATAAAAAACCCGGCGCTGCGCGTCCCGATCGTCGCCACCGCGATCCCACTCTTTGGCACCGGCCCGCGAAATATCCGGAAATAAAAAAACATTATCCGCTTCAGCACCTTTAACGCTGTGGATAGTGCCTACAATGAGCTGCGGAGTGTCAAAGGGGCGTGGAACATATCCAAGGCGGTCAGTGGCCCGGGCAATGAATTTCAGCACCTCAGTCTTGCCCGCTGCAGCGTGATCAATAAGAAAAGGGATCATATGAGGACCCCACGGATCAAAACCGAACCAGGGACCATCTTCCAGGAAGGTCCGCATTTCATCCACTGTTAACATTTTATGCATATGGATGCCGGTTGCGAGCTCCTCAAGGATCTTTGCAGATCCGCGCCTGAAGATGCCTGTTTTCTTAACCAGCTTTGACCATTGAAAAAGATTATGAGCCGACCAGGCGCAAAACATTTTATCTTCATCGAGCCGTAAAAACTGACTGATCCGGAAAAGCGTAGATCCTTCTTTTCGCATGATCGGGTTCCAATCGCCGCGCTTTTGTTTATAGGGGTTATGAAAAATAATCCCGGCTGCACGCAGCTGCTTGATCGCTTCAGTGAGCATATAGGAACAGCTGGCCAGTAACATACAGGTTTCACCGGCGTCGATCTTCTGCGCAATCAGGTCCATAACAGCCCGGGGCTCTTTGTAGGATCCGCGTTTTAAATATTTTGCTTCGCCTTCGTCATGCTCCGCCTTAAAGTCCTTGGGCATCCGGTGATTGCATTTTTCGATCCAGTTTGTCGCTACCTTGTGGACCGGCTTACCGAGCCGCCATGACTTTTTTAAAATGATCCTGTTCTGCGCGGGGATGTTTCGATCGATCATATGCCGGGCATCAGCGCCGGTGAACCGATAAATAGCCTGGTCATCATCACCAATGAAGACAATCCGCTCCATCGATCTCGCCCACTTGCGGACGCATTGAAATTGAGCAGCATTGAAGTCCTGGGCTTCATCCACAAACATAACGGATGGCTTGCCCGGACATTGGGCGAATGATTTAAAACCAAGATCTATCATATCGCCATAATCAATCAGGTCATTGCCGGCTTTCCAGGCTTCCCACCGCTCGCCAAAGCGGACGATCCGCCCGGGCCAAAGATCCGGCGGCGTCAATTTGGAGCGGAGTAAATTATAATGCTGAAGTAGTCCGTCGCCGTTGCCGCTATCTGTCACACCTTCATCATCGAGGTCATTGACTTCGCCGCTGATCATATAGTTTGGATGCTCGATGTTCCATTCTGCCGTTTTGCTTTCAGCGATTGCCGGCTGATTAAGAGCCCGGTAACAAATTGAATGAAGCGTCCCGAGATGATCCGGATTGACTACCGAATTGCGGGCTGATATCTCAACGGCCGCGGCCTTGGTAAAAGTGCTGACAACAACATTATCGCCACCGTGTTTCTCAACAGCACGCTCAATATTTTTAATCATGGTTGTTGTCTTGCCGGCGCCTGTTACGGTGGGCCATAGATGTGAAATTCATTATCCATGGCCAAAATCCTTTTTTTTCTTAATTTCGCGGTTTGCCTGAACAAGTTTCGCGGTAGCGAGAATTGCGGGCTTTAATTCGTCGGGGGCGCTGTCATAAGGGGTGGCCCACCGGCCCGCAAGCCGTGGTAACATAGAGAGATTAATGAGCTCCCAATTATCCGGATCCGTGTTGGTTCTGTCACCATCGATGCATTTAAGGCAGTGGCCATCCGGTTTAGGTCCGTTTATCTTTTCCCATAACATTACATGAACGACGGACCATCGTTTGTAATAGGGCAGGTCATTATTCATTTTTTGATACACATATCCGTCTTCGCGGATAACCTTTGCGCCGATCGGCTTTTTATTCTCTTTTGCGAAGCCGCTAAGATGACCCTTTTTAAATTGGGTTTTTGCGCTATTCGCATTGAAGGGCATTTTTTTACCCTTATTCGCGGGAACAGATCCTTTTGAAAATTGACCGGTGCGACCAGTACGCCAGCCTTTTCGTTTGCAAAGTTCGGCGTAAGCACTAAATTTGATGTTCGTGCGGCTGAATGTCTGACAAAACAGCTTGTAAGCTTCAGGCCGGACCATCAATTTATTTTTCTCAATCCAGGCTAATTCTTCCGGTGTCCAATTAATCGGTTTTGCCATCGTTCTTTTCACCTTCAATTGTCTTAATTGTTTTTTTAGGCGCAAGCATCGGCGCAGTTTCATTGAGCGTCCGCCCCATAAAATCACCATGCATGAACTTCAGTTTTGCTGCTTGGACAGAAACACTCGCAGTTTTGATAATCTGATCAGAAACCTTGACAATTGCCTCCGATCGGCCAACTTCCTTTTCAAGTTCTTCATTGCTGATTTCTTCATCAGACAGTCTTTCAATCTGTGCAAATAAATGATCATTCAGATCTATAAGTTTATTCTTAGTCATAATTATTCTCCTGTTGCGTCGTAAATTTTGATTGCTTCTATAAAGTAGATATTAGCATTGCGACGCCGACCAGCGACGCCCCAAGCTTTCTGCCTCGATGTCCATCCGCCATCCTTAAGTATCTTTCCGATCTTTTGTGGTGAGGTATTATAGCGATCTGTCATTTGAGCATATCGATTTATGCTACTGCTGAAGATGCATATAAATCCGTCATCTCTAAACGGCCGGCCCTCTTCTGCGATTTCGTTATCAAAGCCGTCGGCGATCTCGCCGGCCTCATCAAGATAACGATGTACCAGGGCCTTACCAAAACCGATATCCGTTGCCTCGGCGCCGATATCCTGCGCCTCACATAAAGTGAGTAGACTTTGCGAGATCTTCAGCCACTCATCTTTTTTATTCTCGACCGGCCGCTGATCAACGGCCTGAGCCATGGCCTTGCAAAATGCTGTCTGTGAGAACAGCATATTAATATCACCTTGCACGGATCCGAGATTTGTCACGATTCGGTAAATTGGCGCTGGATCCATCAGGTATTTAAGGATCCGCAAGATCTTGAAGCCGTATATTTTGGCCAAACTGCCCTTGATATGCTCGCGCTTCTTATCTTCGTCAACGTGATCGAGACTTTCTTTGTTAAGCTCAAAGTGTGCTTCTTCGGCTTCTCTGCCTCTTCTGGCCGCGATGATGGTCCGGGCGAAGTAATCGGCCCTTAATTTGATTTCGGCCCCTGCGGCTCTTCTAAAGGCGATTAAACCGGACATAATTTCGACCGGCGACCAGTTAGCACCAACAAAATAATTAGCCATCGAGAGATCCCATTCGCTATCGCTCGAGAAATCGCCCCGGGTTCTGTTCCAGACCTCAAAACTCTGCGGGACATTTTCCCACAAGATATTTAATCTGTCCGGATCCGGTTTCGCTTTTTCGTCAAGATGAGGCGTAAGCTCCGCAGTGAGCTCCTGAAGCACGCGCCGTGGACCAGCTGAAATATCGACCGGGCTATCATCTTTGCCAAAGATGTCGCATAGAACGCCGGCATTGGTGGTTATATTTTTAGGTGTGCCATCGATATGATGACCGGTGATTGTTAAATATCTCTCTGTTTGGTAAACCTCTAATTTGCCGCGCCTGTTGCGCTGAAGCTTTACCGGGCCTTTAACGAGGATCCGTAATCCGGTTCCGCTCGGACTTATTTCTGTGTAGCTATTGACTTTATCGACAATTTCCTGCGCCCACTCTTCAATAATCCCTGTATCCGGATCATGGCAATTATCGAGATCGACGCCGGTATAGGGATCCTGTTCAGTGAGAACGAAACCTATGCCATCATATTGTATGTTTTCCTTGCCCGCTTGATAAGCCAGCTGGTACGTTGTCCAGTCATTTTTGTTTGTTACCGATGCAAGTTGTCCCGTCTGAGCATTATAGGGCGGCTTTGTAAACTTATCCTTACCCTCAACTTTTTTTGCCTTCCATACCAGCCATTGCGGCAACTTTGCGAGCTCTGCAATGGCAGGAATATCCAGCGTCGGCAGATTGAACCAATCCGACAAAATATATCCCTTCTAAAGTTAGTCGGGCGACCGCTGACCAGTCTCGGTCGCCCTGATTGAAGCTAACTGCGATCGACATCTTTTTCTGAGACATCCTCAAAGTCCGAACTATCAATCGGAATAGCACCAAGCGCACCATTAATCATATCTCTATAACTTTGGATCTTGGCGTGAGGCGCTTCTTTAATCGGACTGATTGTTTCAAATTCAACTTTTGAAAACTCTACCCCGCCGGTATTTTTATCCTTGCTGAGCTTCAGGCGTGTGATCACGCCATGATAAGGGACATTAAAGCCGGCGAGCTTGATAAAGTATTTTCTCGCATTCTTGAGGCTTGTCGGCGGACAGACAATCATCACCGGCAATAAGGATCCTTCAGTCAGAAGGAACAGGCGGCGCGATTGTGTACAAGCCTGACCTTCGCCTTTGTTGGCTGAGCCGAATTCAGCAAGCGGACATTTAAGACAGTCGCCGCCCGGTGTGCCTTCGCCTTGACGACAATCAGTTGATGAGCACGCTGGCGGCTGGCCCGGGTTATCCTCGAAGCTGGTTGCCCAATAGCCGCGGACATCCTGAAAATAGATCAGAATACCGTCAATATGGTCAACCATTTTATCGCCTTGAAGTGTGGATATTGCCCAAAACGTGCCGCCGGATGACGGAATTATGAGTTTATCGAGATCAAAGATATTAAGATCAGGCCCGACATTTTCTGTTATGACTTCAGTAAGTACGGCTGGATCAACGGTACATACTGCGAAGTTGGCTCCGTCTGTGACGGCAACTTCTTTTGAACTTTTATCGTTCATGCTTTTCTTGCTCCTAGTGTGATAACTTCATTAATGTTAAGGACTTCCCGGACTTCCGGTTGCATTAAATCCTCGATGTTGTCCGGGATCTTTCCATCAGCAATCAACTGATCTTCAATTTCACGGTAATAGCTCGATAAACTAATTTCATTTACCGAGGGCCTGACGTAATCCCCCATGCCAACGGCCTCTAATACTCTGGCCATTTCTTCGGGCTCTACTTCAGGTTTTTTCCCTACCGCAATTCGGCGGCGAAGATGGAGATTTATGCCATTTATTTTAACGGACGAATAGCCCATTTGTTGAAAATGGTACATTGCCGGCTCTTCTTTTTCGGCAATTCGGGCCTTAATGGCTTCGAGCTCATCAGCGAGCTCATTTTTTCTCATGACCATAACGGCCATTTCTCTGACATGTATAGCGACGCCGGTATTATCGCCCTCAGCTTCCAGCGGAGATTTTTTTGACATTTTCTTCTCTTCTTTAATGATTTTGTTTAAATTAGCGATTTCTTTTTTCAAGATCTGTGCCGCCTTTTTTGCCGCATTGAGCTCAAGATACATAAAACCGAGATCCCGGACATGGCGAGCGGTGCCGGTCCTGCGACCCTCACGCTTCAGAAGTAGCATCATTTTCTTCCTCCGTTCTGATTAATGTACCATCTTTGATACAATCATAAATGTGAGGTATCGGGACTTTCATGACGCCAGATAATTTCCGAAGTGCGGACAGGCTCGGGAAATTGCGACCCTCTTCCCAAGTTTTGACGGCTTGCCATGATGTTTTACCGAGCTTTTTAGCGAGATCCCTTCGCGTATAGCCATGGCGCTCGCGCCATTCCCGGATAGGATTGACATTTTCTGGATCGGTGATTGATTTCATGGCGTTCCCCTGACCTCCTTCGATGCCGCATTGAGCGCACCTCCGATGGTGCAGGAACTTCCTACCAGTCCGTCGGGTGTGATAATTTTTATATAACGATGCACCTGACAGGAAAGTTCCCTATTTACATCGTGTAAAGTCTCGCAAGAAACCTTAAGTCGATCGAGGGCATTCGGCGCGGGCGGGCTTTTATCTCCTTCAGACGTTTTTTCGTTATTTTCAAAGCCAAATACATCATCGTTAATCTGTTTAATTATATTTAATGTCTCAGTAGCGACATCGATCTCAATGCTTATATGGCTGATTGCACTATCGATGTTAAACGACGGTACGGCGACAGCGGTTTGAAAGTGTTCGTCATTCATTGGCATTGCTCCTCATTTCTAGTACGGAATTGATTGCCTTGCGGCGTTTGATTAGGGCTTGATAAACGACCGGCTCAATCGTTCCTACAGTAGAAAACTGAATGATCCGGGTTGGTCGAGTTTGACCAGGACGGCGTATTCGCGCTCTGGACTGGTCATAATCACCGAGGGAAAAAGTAGGTGAAAAATCAACCGCGAGCGCCGCCCTGGTCAGGTCGATGCCGGTTCCACCTGATTTTATATTGACAGCCATAAAATCAATGTCGTCCGGCATTTCAGAAGTTGGAGTAAGGTCATGACGCCGACCAGTGATTTCACCGGTCCGCAAGCCCTGGGCAACAGCTATTTCAAGACATCTCTCAACTTCCCATGTAAAATTACAAAATACGATAATCGGCTCATCGATGCCCTCGAGTATATCCTTCAGCGCCTCAAGCTTATGAGTGGACATATCCCGCATAATCTCATCATCATCGACGATATATCCGGACGCCATTTGCCGGCACCTTATAAGCCGGGTAAGGGCATTGCTGACAGTCACTTCTCCCTCATCCACAAGGGCAAAGAAATGCTCCTCTAAATCAGCATAGCTATCATATGACTTGGCATCCATTTTGAGAGGAAGTGTTGTGAATGTCATTGGTGGCAGATCCATCACATCATCAATCTTTACCCTGAAGGCGATCCGCTGATAAGTTTCGTTCAGCTCTCTCTCGTTCTGGATATCGACGATACGGTTAATGGATCTCCCCCCTTTGTGGACATCGGCCTTTTCATTTTTGTACGGCATCAGCTCGAGCTCGAGCTTGGCAAGCTTGTCGGTCAGGCTTTTCGGCGGCTTCTTCTCTTTCATCTCATATTCAGCCAGCAATGCTTTTGCTTTGTCATAGCGCTCATCGAGATTATTATAGACGGTTTTCTCTTCAAAGACCGCAAAGCCCTGTCGGAACTTATGGGCGTTGATACCAAAAAGACCAGGTTCCAAAAACCGGTATTGAGAAAAGCAGTCCAGCGGTGAATGCGGCATGGGCGTCCCGGTCAGGCACATGCGCTGATCTGATATCGATGCCAGCTTTGAAATATAGATCCCGAGCACGCCGCCCGGATCCTTGGCCCGGTGACTTTCATCCAAAATCGAGCAATCCCAATCTTGGTCAAGGATCCACTCGCCGAGAACAGTTCTCCAAACGCTTTCGTGATTAACAATGATGACAAAGGGCTTGCCTTTGCACCGGGCGATCCGGGCGCACTTTTCCGCTGCCTTCAGGTTTTTCTTGGTATCGCCGAGATCCAGCGTTGCAAAGTCATAATCGCCGACCGCGTGCCGGGCAAATTCCCGCGGCCAAACGCCGACTACCGATTTCGGGCAGCTGATTAAATGGGATTTATGATGGTTATTCTGACTGATATCGATGGCGACTTTGGTTTTGCCGGTGCCCATGTCCATCGCCAGCATAAGTCCGTCCATATGGCGACCGAAATGATAACCTTGTTTTTGGTGGTTCCAGCTGTCAATTCTCCGGACGGCCGGCTGAGCAAGACCGTCCATAACCCGCATAATACCAACGGCTTCCTCATCAAGCCACCTTATAGCAATTTTTGTGAGCTGCTCGCGCTGATCGGCAGGAAATTCAAGCGGAGAATTTAAGATACCCTGCGCAATGAGTGGAGTTTTGGGGAAGTGGTATGAATTGGCTTCTTTAACCCAATTCGCACCGGTGAGAGAGGCGATGAGCGGCCCAACGCCGAATTCGCCTCTGATAGCGATTTTATCTCGCTGGATTTCTGAAAGTGCTGACAACATTTAATTAGTCGTATAGCACTTGATTAGCTATGTCAACATGGAAATTAACGCCGACCTAAATTCTTCTAAATTATAGACGATATAATTGGGAGATCCGAATTCATCCATCTTCACGCCGAATTTTTTTTGGTCAGCTGACGGTCGGTTCGGCTTTATCTTAAGTTCGATCCAGCCTGGACTTTTGTGCGGCCGCAGAATGCAATAATCATAAACACCTGGTCGGACGCCCATTCTTTTGAAGCGGATCGCCTCAAGTTTATTCCGATAGCCGCCATTAGGGACATGAAACCAGTCAAAAATATGGCGCTTGGAAAGCCGGACGCATTCCTGATTGCACTCGATCGATAGATCATCTTCAGGGAATTTTCGTTTTTTGACCTTTTTCTGATATTCAGCTGCGGTGATTGTTTTCATCCGCGCTTGACACAATGTTGCGCAACGCTTTCCCTCAGCTCCGCGATCATGACTGCAACATGCGGGGGGATGACAGATCCAGGCGGATATTGAGCTTCCAGGATAACAAGCTTCGCGCCATCCTCAATACATATCCGACGGCTATCCTGGCTTAAATGAATATCGGCTTCAGCTTGCGTATAAAGAACGTCATCAGCAAAAGCCCAAATAGCAACGCTCACGCCGCCGATCGGAAGCAATAGGGCGCAAATTCCGGATATCCATTTAATTTTCGTGCTGAGGGCCATTTTCTTCCACCTTAATTATGACTTGTTTCTGATCGAGATATTGTTTCAGCTGGTCTACGGCGACTTTGCGCCAGGCTTCCATTTCTTTATTATTCTCTGCCAGGGTATTATAGTCCGAGATCGTAATCGAAGCATAGGTTATATCATCGACAAGATGAATAATCCATTTAATTTGATGGACGTTCCGGGTTGCCGGTGGCGGGTCTAATTTCAAGCAAGGGGGACAGATCGTTTGCTCGGTTGATACTGTAGTGTTCAAGCTCCCGCGTTTTGTCGTTCCACAGCTTGAAATAAGCATTAGTGCCGCGAGTATAAGCACGCTCAACAACTTCTGAGCCGCGGCTTGCAATAATGGCGTCAATGTCATGGCGCTGGATCCTTATTCTAAATTCTTCATTTTCATCTTGCACCTCAACAATCTTAGCCTTGTTCCTGGCATCGGCGGCTTGCTGAACGGCTAACTGAAGTTGTAGGGCGGTGATTTCGGCATCTTTTTTAGCCAGTGTCGCTTGATGAACAACATCCGCCAATTCATAAGCGCCGATGTCCTTCTGTTCTTGCTTATAATTACCGATGACGGTCCGGAGTTCGCCGTACAGGAAGTACGCGCCGATCCCAAGTAATATATATTTACCGGAGTTTTTAATCAGCTTGGCTCCAAAGCTCGCGACAAATGGTGGTATCATTATCTCTGACTTTCTGCGATTTTTGCCAGTGTTTCATTGTAGCTGGCCGTATCTTTTGAAGATCCGTGAATATACCATAACACAATACTTCCCGCGAGGCCACAAAGGGAATAAAGGGCGGCGACGTGAGTTTGAGTATTGGTATCTTTAGCGATGATATAAGATACCCAAACGGCGCAGAAGATCAATGTCGATCGGACAACTGTTCTCCGCGACCGTTTTGAAGGCATATAAGGTTTAACTTCGGTGCTCACTTGTTTTCAGTATAGACCGATATCGTTTTACAGATCTTGCGGACCGCGCCGAAAAAGCCGGTGGCGTCATCCGGGATCCACTTGGCGATACGTTCCGCGAGCCATAGAACAGCAAGTATATAGGGTATTAAGCTGAGTATAAAAACAATCATGATATTTTTCCTTATCTATCGTTATCCTGATATTCAATATAAACCCGTTCACCCGCGGATAACTGATCGGCGATAACAGGGTAGGCAATTTTGTAAGCGTCTCTCGAGCGTTCGAGAAAAAATCCGTCGTCATGCTTGGAAAAACCCTTGCCCACCAACAGGCATCCGTCGGTATTGAGTTTGGTGTTCCCGGTATGCATTAAGATCCCGGTAAAGCCAGGCACGTCCTTGACATGGATCATCCCGCGGTGCATCCCTTCAGGAAGCCATGTTACTCTTGAGTAACGTTCGTGAAATCTGCCGACCGTCTGCAGCTCGAGCTCGTAAATACCGGCCGGGATCCGGGTTTCACCATAGACCTTTTTTTCCTGATATCCATCCTCAAGTGTATAGCAAATATGAGCGCCATCGACAGTCATTTCGCCGATGGTGGATCCTTGATATTCCTCATTACGTGATACGATAACTCTCATTTATCTGTTTCCTTATCGATAATGCCGGCACCGATTAAAAAGCCATTTATTTGTGTGTTGATTTGATCTTGAGTTAAGAGGCTTTTTCCGAAGCCGCCAATTTTGCTCAACAGCCCTTGATCGGAAGGCGGCCGGGCCTTTTTAAGCAATAGGGCGGCGAATTTAGGATTGCGCATCGCCTCATCGATGATCGCAGTTATTCGAGCAGCCGGGACCTTTTCAAAAGCATTTCGCGCTGCTTTACTGGTCGCGCCGGCGACAACCAAAGTCTGTCCGCCGATCGCACCACCAATATCAGTACCAGCCCGGGCACCGGCCAGGCGGATCATAAGATCAAACATTGCATCAGGCTCGCCCATCAGCTCATCAAGACCGCGCCCGGTGCTCATGGCGTCCTGTATCTCAATGCCGCGAGCGAGTACTTTCTCGAGATTGCCGGCCTGTACGCCGGTCATGGCATTATTAGTCCTAAGCATCGACATGACCGATTTACGGTTGGCAGAGATCGGATCATATAAAGCAGCTCTTAATTGTCTGAAATCAAGCCCGCTAGGGCCGGTTGCCTTGGTTTTTGCCCAGTCAAGTGTGGCGTGACGGGCGCCTTCGGTCGCGGCATGGCTGCCGGTCCGTTTGACAGTAGTATTAACCATGCGCATCAACTGGCCAAATTCAGTCTCCGGATTAGGGCCGTTCATGATTGATTTGATGACAATTTCACCATTTTCTGAGCCTGTTACCTTGGAGAATGCTGTTCTACTAATCATCGCTTTACTAGCACGTTCACTGTCTTTTATGACTTGCTTATAGGCTTTTGTCGCACTGCCGGCATCGGCAAGCGCATTCTTCAGTTCGGGGAAGCGATCGAGCAATTCAGTGTTTTTATTCATAAAGACTGCAAGCTTTTGTGGATCTACCACGCCATCCTTAACGGTCGCCTGAGCCATGGTGCCGATAAAACGCTCCTGAGCGGTCAAAACATCCGCACCAAGGGCCTGACCGATCGGAATGCCCGTATTTTGAATTTGAGCATTAGCGTTACGGGCGAGATCGCCGAACTCGCCCGCTTCGCTAAGCTCCCTGAAACGAACATTCGCAGCCGTACCACCTCCGCCGAATGCCCGCTCAAGAAGAAGCTCCGGTGAAATTCTGTCAGCACCGGCATCATCGACCCGGAGTACCTTACCAGCAAAGGTCCGGGAAAAAACATCGTTGAGCATTCTTGAAAAGTCCCGGGCCTCTTTGGCAACCGGCAATTCAAGTTTACTAATGTCAGCAAGAATGCCATCGGCGAGCTCATCGAGCCGGCGAGCTGCATTATATTGATTAGCTCCGCGCAGATCCCTTGCCTCGCCAAGAAGGCGAGATCTTAAGGTGATCATTTGTCCTGCGGATGTCTGTGTTGTCGGATTCAGTATGTCGGCAAAGGTCTTTGCAAACGGCATTTTATCATCCCGCGTTAACTGAGATGCAACTTTCTGAAATTTATTGAGCGTATTTGAAGTGTCCGGAACTATTGTCCCTCTCGGGATAGCCTCCCAAAAGGCGCTTTCGACGTCCCTGGCTTCGCGAAGCGCTGTTTTGGTAGCGGTATGCACCGCGGCACTCGCCTCGCTCTTGGTTGCTGTTGTGGGGATCCTGGAAAGGGCTTCTGAAGCCTCATTCTGTGCTACAGCAATCCGACCGGCAAGCAATTCATCAAAATAAGTTATTCTCATTTCGGCTGCAATTTTAACAGCTCGCGGATCCTTACTGTTAGAAAGCTGATCAATTTGCTTGCGGAGAAATTTGAATGTATCGTCCACCGCATCAGCTTTAAAATCGGCGAAATTCTGACTGCGCTGGACGAGAGTATTTTCAAGATGCAAGAGAGCCGGCGATCCGGATGTGAGCCCGGTCGTTAACTGTGGGATGCCCGCAAACTCCGCCGGGACTTCCTCGAGCATTCTGCGAACGGCCGCCGGATCTTCACCGGCTTTGATCAGTATCTTAGCCAAATGATCAGCTGCTTGTTGTTCACGTCCGGCCGGAGTGACTAAAGCCCGGCCAGCGCTAAATACTTTTCCGCCAGCGTTGCGAGCCATGCTGTAAATAAAACCAACCGGATTAACAATGCCTCCGGCGACCTGGCCATAAGTCCCGGCGATCTCACTGTCCGGATGATAGATCCGCGCCAAAAAATCACCTTGCGCCGCGCCGGCCGAGGCAATGACATCAGCGGTTAAAAACTGACCGGGATTGCGCCTGGCAGTAGCCATGATATTTTCACCAACCGCCCGCACCGCGCCAGTATTTCCCTTGGTCATTGATATTTGCTGTGCAAGGATCTGCTTCGCCGTAAGGGCTTGAGCTGCTTTAACAAGCGGGATCAATGCTGTTGTAGTGCCGGCAGTAAAAATCCGCCCAAAACGAGCGGCGGTTTTTGCATCCGGTGGCAAAGCATTAAGCCGGGCGTCAGTAACGTCAGGATGATAAAGGCGCTGCGTAAGCGTGCGCGAAATCTGTTGGCCGCCACTTTCATCGAGATTAAAGACGCCGGCCTCACGAATTGGCTTAGATCCGGTTAAGCTGGCCAGGCCATAATCATAACTGTTAAAAAGCAAATTAGTGATATCGGTCGGGATCCCGAGCACATCATTAACGCCGCGCCGTGCACCAAGGGCCGCCCCTGTAGCTGTACTTTCTTCATCCTCAACGGGAGTATCACCAAAAAGATTTTGATCCGGATCAACCCGACCCTGCTCAACAACTTCATCACCAAAAGGATTTTCATCATTCATTACAAACGCTGGCTCAGCGACCGCGGTTTCAGCGGCAATCGATTGCACCGGGCTAATGATAGTTTTCTCTTCATCATCACCCGGTACCGGACTAAAATAACCCAAAGGCATTAGTTTTTAGTCTCCTTTTTGCGATAAAGCTTACCGTTTGCGGTAGTTCGATAAGTAGTGCCAGGCGGTAAAGCTGCCCATGCCTCTTCATCTTTAATTAGCGGCGCGGCGCTATTGATCACGTCATCGAGCGTTTCGATGAACATTTTGCCATTTGTGGCGATCATTTGTGCATCCTTGCGAGCCTCCGGAGATTGGCTGGTATCAGCTGCAACCCGCGCTTCCTGATCAATTTTATTAACCACAAAGGCGCGGGCGCCCTTAAGATCCGCAATGATTGATGTCGGCGTTGAAAATGCACCCGCCGTAGGCGAAATCAGCGAACGGATCATTTTGCGCTCACCTTCAGTATAGCGGGGATTATTAGCAAATGCCGTCTGGAAACTGGTTCCCAGGGCTGCAAAGATAACCTGAGCCTCGCGCCGATCCTCACCGGTTGATAAGCTGGATAATACCGGGACCCGCTCGATAATGGCTGAAATCCGGTCAAACGGGCCGCTTACTTCCTCGATGACATTAAGACCCGGACGGACCAGGCTGACGCGATCTTCAATTGCTTTTAAATCGACCTCTTGCTTAGCCTCAATATCTTCAGCTTTTCCTGGCGCTGCCGGTGGATCTTCATCAACAACCGGACGCGGATCTCCAGCCGGGATATTGTCCCCACCGCCGATCGAAATCCCTGCAGTAATATCCTCAACCGTTTTGCCCGGGATTAGGCTTATCAATTGCCCGGAAACAGGATCACGTTCAATAAGATTATGGGCCAGCGCGGTCGCAGTCTCTTCATTAAGGCCAAACTGCTTCATATTGCGCTGAATTTCCTCTTCTGCAGCTGAAGGGCCTTTGTTGGTGCCGTCTTGTTGTGCGATCTGATCAAGCCGGGCCCTGTTTTCAGCCGCGGGAATAAAGACCGCGCCGAGCAGCTCGGCAACATCATTGCGGCCGAGATTTGAAATTGCGGTAATTTCGGGACCGGAAAGCTCTTGCGCCCTCTCATCACCGCCAAGCTTCAGCATCATTCCCGGCAATGCGGCGAGCTCATTTTCTGTAATTACCGGCATCCCACCAATTTGGCCGTTTGGTTCCAGCAAAACATTAAGGGCAGCCCGGCCATCAAGTTCCGTCCCCACAGAAGCGTCTATCACTTTAGCAAAAGTTGCGATATCAGCCAGCGCGGGCCGTAAATTCATTTGATCCTCAGCAAATTGGACTTGCTCTCGCTTCTGCTTTGTCGATGTATCGCTGAGCAACTTACCAACCGGATCGGGCCAGCCCTGATTTACATAGAGCTGAAGGGTCTGCGCATAACGCTCACCCATCGGCCCAGCCTGATCAAGCGGGATCGCATGATCCTCGAGGGCTTGAACTGTTGAAACCAACGCTTCACGGACGCCATTACCAAACTCTGCAGATCCGCCATCACTGGCAAAACTATTCGCATAAGCATCAATAAGCGCCGTTTGCTGTGCCTTTGTTTTTCCTGATAAACTAGGTAAAAATTTTGTCACAGCCTGACCCACGGCACGATTATTTTCAATCCGCATTTTTTCTTCCTGGATCCGCAAAGACCGAAGTTCCGCTAGAGGACTTGGCTGACCGCGTATTCCGGCGGCCGTAGAAGAAAAAATAAGGCCCAGGGCGCCAAGAGGATCCTCTTTAAAATTAGGGATCTGCGATGTCAGGGCTGGATTTGTTTCTTGCTGTTGCTCCTGTTGTGCCGGCGCCGCTTCCTCCTGAGATTGCGGGATAATTTCCGGCACAGCCTGGACAACTTGCTCGGCTTGCGGAGCTGCGGTTGCTTCAGTCGCCGGCGCCGCTTCAGCCAAACCAAGGCCGACACCGCTGGCCGCGGCGCTCTCTTCGATGTTTGCCAATGTAAGCGGCGAAGTCGCTGGATTTTGAGCGACGTCCGCAAGGCCTAATGTGGTCTGTACTCTAGGCGGCATGTTCGATCCTTTCCATTTTATCATTTAGCTCTTTAACGGATCCGAGCAACACTCCAAGATAATCAATGATCTGAATAACCTTTGGATTTTTCTGACCAATGCCAAAAGCAGCGTTAAAATCTTCCGCATATGGCCCGATATGAATGACACCTTTATCCCAAATATACTCCCAGGCTTCCACAGGAACAGAAGCCAGCTTATCAAGAATAGTAACCGGGCGTTTATTGGTTTTATAATCTTTGGATGATACCGCTGCAACACCGGTAAGAAAACCACCAACGCCGCCAAAAATTTCACCAACGCCGGCGGATTTCTTCTCTGTCTCATTCGTCGTTCTATTGGCCACCGATGCCCGAAATTGTTTTTCTGAACCCAACGCACCGGCAATATTAGGATTAATGCCTGTTGCCAGCCCGGTGGCGGTAATGGCAGCATTACCAACCGTGTCATTAAAGGATCCGGTAAGGGCAAGCCTGTTCGCGGCCGCAGCATCCGCAAGCTGTTGCTGGAATTGATTGCCGGCAGCAATAAGATTTTGCTGACCACCAGCCGCAGACGCAACAAGCGACTTCCTGGTATTCTCGGTATCTGCGCCGGCGGTCGCAATAGATCCGGCGCCGGCCGCGGTGGTATTGGCGCTATTAATATTTTGAGCTGACAAGGATCCAACCCGCTCTTGAATTTGTCCCGGCACATCGATGTTTGCCCGAGTTTGAGCGGACCGAATATCCCGGATTAACTGAGCACCCTGCTCAACACCGGTCCGCTGGATCTCACCGGCCCGATCCAGGATCGGACTATCGCCCGGCCGCAATCCGCGAGACGGGGCAATGACTGTCCGCAATTGTGTGCCAAGGCGCCGGCTGAAGCTTTCAATATCAGAAAGACCACCCTCGATACGCAGATCCGCCTCCTCGCCAATCAACGCCCGGATTTCTTCCGGAGAACGATTAGCACTTCGTAAATTTTCAAGAGCAATGTCAGCACTCTCGCCAATCGTCCTGCTGACTTGTCCGGACGCTTCAGATTGCGTCCTCGCAAGATCAGTAAGGATCTGTTCATTTTCGCCTGGGTTAATAATTGAAGCAACATTATTGACCTGTGTTGCCAGAAGCTCATCTTCGATCGGCCGCAGACCCAGGGATCTCGAACTCGCATCCTCACCAAAGAGCGTTTGATTACTAACAATGCGCTTGCGCGCAGCACTATCCGCCAGGAGTTGCTCATTCTCATTAGATACAATTTCACCCGTTTGCGAGTTAATTTCGCCCTGTTGCTGAAGTAGTGAAATCTCCGTAAGAGCTTGCTGCTTCAAAAACTCGGCCGTAAAATTAGTCGCCCGATCAATCGCCGCGGCTTGCTGCTCACCAAGGCGTATCTGTTGCCTCTGCAGCCTTAATTCCGACCGGCTAGGAGGAGAGGGTCTGATTGTCGTTGTCGATGTTTTTTCGCTTCCGCCACCCATTTTATATGATCCTTTTCACTAGCATGTTTCCAGTAGCGCATACCCATCCACCACGGTTTTTATAAATTCTCTTCAGGCCCTTATTGCTGAAGGGCACAATTCCCATCATCGCCTGACAAGCGCTGACCTTCAGCGTTGCCATGGCCTGAATGAGAAGCTTCTGTAAAATCCTCGCCGCCTGGATCTTGGAAAGTGTTTGATCCACAGAAAGATATTCTACTCTGCCGACCGGCTTGCCGGGCAAAACTTCAACAGCGCCTACAATTTCGCCGTGCTGCCAGGCGACCAGCCAATAAGGCTCAATATCTGACCAATCAAGATGATCCAATCCGTCGAAGTCGTTATCCCTCGCCAGGTCTTTGATCTTGTTGCCATCCGAATTTTTGGCCATCCGGACATCGATGATTGCGCCCCTTGCCATTATTGACCATCTCCATTAATTTTTCCCTCAATATGTTTTAATTTTTCAAAAAGCCGTTCTTCAAACTTATCAAAATTTTTATTCTTAACATAATGCTCAGAAACATGAAGCTCATGATCCGATGTGCGCTGATGCGCCTTATCAAGTTTTGTGCTCATGGATTTTAACCAGGCAAAAAACCAAATAAGGATCAGCGCGGGCAGCGCCATCAATGCCGTCAACAAACCCGTATCACCACCAGTGCCCGCCATTATATTTTTACCTTTTTATCGTTCATTGTGATGAGCAAGCGAATAACACGCCGGCCCATATGCAAATAACAATCAGATTTAGCATTTTTCGATCGTCATTCCAAAAATTGATGATACTCTGCATCATTGTCTTCTCTCCGTTAATATCCAATAGACGGCAACCACCAATCTATAAGAGCTGCCAAACCGTATGCCACTATTACCATATAAAGTGTCTGATATTTATCGTGGTTGTTCCATGCAAAAGGGTTTACTGATAACCAAAATCCATGCGGGTCGGTGTACCACCTATATGATAAATGTTCTTTTCCGAGATAGAAGGCTGCCCACATAGATGCTGCCCAAAACATAGCTGTAGCGAGCGGATAACCGCATAACCATATTATAGTAGCAACGGGCCATATACCAATAGCGACAATAAAGGCATGGTTCCAATCACCAAGTCCGTTTATAAATTTAGTTATTGCTTTCATTATGCCACTTTCACCGTTCCGCTGTCGTTCCATAAAGAACCCGCTGTTCCTGCACTGACTGGCAGATTTAAAAATACTTCATTACCCCCTGATACAGTAAAATCGTTCGGAATGGTAATAGCCCCACCAACTGCTATGCTTATTCTGTCTGCCCCATTGGAAACAATATTAACTGGTTGGTTATTACCTGTACCAAATGACACACCTCCTGCGTCAGTCGTGATTATCACATCAGCAACAGAGCCTTTTAAGGTGAGGGTACTATCGTCGGTAGACATAGTAATATCACTTGTAAAAGTGACCATTGGTGCTGTCATTACAACAATATCACTTCCGCCAATCTTAAAATCAATCTGGTCATCAGTCGAGGCATGAATACTCGTATCTCCATCAGCATCCAAAACCAATTCATTTCCATCAAGATCTTTACTTTTTGTCGCAGGCCAACCAAGATCTTCACCATTATTCGTAATTTGAGTGAATGACGAATTTAGATCTGAAGCCGTTAAAACCTCACCCGCTGAAAACGTTTTAAATGGACTAATTGCCATAATTAATTCTCCGTACTTTCTGCACCGCTGCTAATAAAAGCGCCAATCCCGTGAATTTCAATATCTTCATTAAAGGCCGCGTTTGCGATCTCATACTGAATAGACCTGAATTCGCCACCTTCCTCTTCAAGCGCGGTAAATTTATCCGCATAATCATTCGCCCCAAGAGTTGATGTTCCAAGAACGAACTGATTGGATCCGGCAGACCCCAATACAGCGCCAGAACCGCCCTGGCTGATCGCAACAGATTGCTGCGGCATAGTATCCCGCGTCCAACCAAAAATAATATCTCCGGAATTTTTAACAGCGACCGACAAAGATGCCGCGCCAAGGGTCTTCATCTGCGCCGGCAGACCATAATTAACGAAAGGCGTTGTCACTATAGCCGATATACTATCAGCCCCATCAAAATTTCGATTATTAATATTCCACTTTCTGACAAAACCATCTTGATGACCACCCATGATAATCCGCCGATTACTATCTGTTGGATCGATCACCGACGCAATACAGCTGGCATCATCATATTTCGTCCATTGAGCCCACCGAACCGGCTCCGTGTCAGTCATAAAACGATAATCCATCATCAAAACAACATTATTATCAGTAGATCCGTTGATCGGGATTGTAAATAAAACATAGCCGGCAGATCCGTCATCTACTGCCTGACCCTTGGCAAGTGAGCTAAAAGTAATTTTGCTACCCAAAAACCCCCGATTAATCGGAACACTCAAACTATTTTCACTAAAGTCGCCAAAACGATCCGTGGCCGATAATGTCCGGACAGATCCATCAGACCACATGAAAGCAATATCATCCTTAAACGGAAATGTGAGGCGTTGTGCAACCGCGCCGACTTTTTTAATAAATAGCTCAAGAGCAAAATCGGAGCTCGATGTTCCGGTCAGAATATGAATTGACCCCGTATAGGGCCCCTTAAAAATAAACAGGCGCTTTTTATGGGAAATGATCGCCGTAATACGATCGCCATCATCAGGATCAACTTTGATGTTACCAGACCCGGCCCCGGCCCAATCTTCCGGATCAAACGGCGCAGACCAATATAAAGTAGACGGATTAGCATCAACCCCGGCCGCGAATAAGTGGGCAAGGTGCGTCGTACTAAAGGCGAAATTCGGCGGCGTGCCGGCTAAGTTCTGTGCAGTGGTTCCGTCCCAACTCATCGGCACATCAGCTGAAGCATCGTTAGCAATAATTAAAAGATCATCGAAGACCTCAAAATCAGGAATAGCGCCGCTGACCTTGCCGGTAAAAATATTACTGAAGGATCCATCAGCATCGTCCTTCATAATAACAGTACCGACCACAACTACCCGGTGCTGCGTTGGTGTTCCGGAAATGCCGGATATCCACATGTCATGTAGCCCCATAATAGTTGCACCACTTTCGAGCACCGATGAATTGAGCTTCGAGACGCCACCCACTTTATGCGGAGCTCCATCGAGCTCAAAAAATACATTCTCGGCCTTAACCAAAAAAGGAATAGACATAAACCCTCCGCGATCCGGAGCACCGTCATAAACCGGGCCGAAATCAGTGGCCCAACCGCCCGCAAAATGATGTTTTATAAATTTCCGCTTGCCTGGCATCAGAAGCGATCCCTCATTTCATCAAACCCGGACGCAGAGATTTTGCGAGACCCGGATCCGGAGTAAGGTTGCTGAGCACGACGCTTGTAAGGTCCGTGTTTAGGCTGTAAGCGTGCCCTGGGAGCACCAATTTCCTGATCTTCGGTCATTCTGGTCATAAGGCTCTCATAATCCTTCCTCGCGCTCTCAGCACGCTTTAAATCGTCTTTCTTGTCACGATACCAAATTGAAAGCGCATAATGGGTAAGAATGGCCCGATATCGATAAGGGACGATCGGCTCATCCGTGTCCTCAACAAGATATACCGCCTCCTCTCCGGCAGCACTAACAGCCAGCTTGTCAGTAATATATTCATAGGGGATCAAATATTCTTTATCCGGGGCTCGAGAAAACCGGACTTTACGCACCGGCGCCGTTGTAGACCCAAATGACCTGTCCATAATTGTCGCAACAGTTGGATAGCCGGTGACATCATTTGCAACATGCTGCCGACGAAACTGAGTGCGCGAAATAATGCTTATATGGCGCGACGGATTAAAACTCCGAGTATCCACAAAGCGAAGAAAATCATCCGCAAGGAAATAATCATCCTCAAAATAGATAAACGTATTCTCATCGGCGGTTAGGATCGATGTTGATATAAAATCAGTTACGAGCGTCAGCTGCGTATTGCTTTCAACACTCAGGACCTCATAAACCTCATCATTGCCGCCCAGGGTAATTTTGCCGCCCGGGACAACATTTTTAACACCAAAAGCATCATCACCCGAGAATGCCGTCCCGACGCCGATAACCTTATTATCACCCTTGTTGACGGAGATCGTACCGGTGGTATATTTTGCTTTTGTCCGGAGCACAGCATCGCGCTCAGCCCAAGATACCTTATATTGAGTGCCTATATGCATATCAAGCAAAGCGAGATTGATATAACGCTTTGCCTGGTTATCGGTGGCTGTGACGCCAGTTTGTTCGCGGATCCGATTTACCAGATCTGTATAGAGATCTGCAAAATCCTTCGGTGCGCGTGCTCCGTCCGTTGACATTTAACCGCCTCCATTAAATTTGTGATCCATGACGTCTTACGTTAGCATCATTAAGCGCCAGCGGCCCGACTGAAGTTTGAGAAATATGAACCGTGCCGAGCGGGTCTGTTCCGCCCGTAACGACAGCATAGCAACCGCGCTCGAATTTAATTCGCTCACGTTTTTCTATGACCCCACCAACAGCCAACGTGAGCCTAAGCCGTTCCGGATTGGCGACGCCATCATCGACATCATAAAGCAACATCGTGTTGTCTGTGGCGAAGGATACCAGCGCAGCATAATCGATATAACCCGGGCCGACAAAAACATGACGAGCATCAGTAATTGTCGGATAAAGTTCATAGCGTTGTTTAGGGAGCAACCGAGTATCATCAAAGACCAGGTTATCAATCAAAATTACTCCTGTTGTCGTAGCAAGATGATTTTGAATGCCGAGCGAGCCTGTTGTCGCAGCGCCCTGGTTAAGCGAACCAATTGCTGCCACAACGGAAGATGAAGGATCGCCGTCTCTTGTAATAGTCAGGTTAATTTCACCATCATTTTCGGCCGCCTCATCCCAAATAACCTCAAGCTCGACCGTGTACCAAACGCCGCGCTCTAAAGCCTCCGCCATAAAGACAGTAGGAGCAACCTCGCCAACGCCGAGATTAATCACGCCGGTCGCAGCGACAACCCGGAAGCCAAAACAGGCCTCAATTGTTGTCGAAGCAAGCAGCTCTAATAAATGGACCGTATCATTCGCGCTCGCCGCAAAGTCTTCAGAGAAATAAAGCGGAAAGCGAAAATATCTATCAACATTGCTCCCTACATCCAAAGAACCCTCAATCAGTATCGCATCCGCCGTGCCGCCGGCTAAAGTCCAGCGAGCACAATACGCCCCGGAAAACGGGATAAGACCTCGCTCCGGAAGCTTTGACAATGCCTTATAATGAGGAAAATCAAGCTGGTTCGCTGTATCCGTTTCAGTGTCAAAAGCGCCCTTGTCGCCCTCCTCGAAATTTTCTTCAAAAATATAGGGATATGTCATCGTAAATCCTTATGTTAGGTTATTTTCATGCACCAAGCGAACAGCGTCCACCTTGTTTTTTGGCTTCTCACCGGTTGCCGCCTTAATGGCTTTCTGAAGCTCAAACCAGGATTGATCCTTCATACTGAAGGGTCCCTCTTCAGGAAGCGCGAGCGGTCCGAGCTTGACCGGGCCTTCTGCTTCCTCTTTTTCGGCGTCTTTGACGCCAGCCTCCTCAAGCGCGATCGCGATTTGAGCCCTGACCTCATACCGTTGATCAGCGGTCAGGAATGCAAGCTTTTGGTACACTTCCGGAAGCTCAGCTTTGATGATCAGCATTTCAGCCTTTGTGAAGATAACTGTTTTACCTTCATTGAGATGATATTGCTTGCCCTCAATCTGTGCATCATCCATCGACAATTCATCAGCCTTATCCTTCGGCCGATACATTTCCAGATTAGCCAAATTACCCGCATTACCATCGATACCGCCACCAAAATCATGACCTGAAGCACCAAGGCGTAAACGCAAGTTCTTCCACACCTGGATATTCTTTTTATTGCGCCTTTCAAATCTTAGGTGCTTATCAACAGCGCCAGGCGGGTTTTTGCGCATTTCAGCGGCCGTCGGCATACCATCGCTAACAATATTATCGCGCAACTCAATCTCGAGCTCGACCGCCCGGCTCATATTTTCCGAGCTAAATGCTTGCGGCTCAAAATCAGCCTTGGCGGACTTCAGAGAATGAAGATGCGCCTTTTGACCTTTAACATCGATTTGCTTGCGTGCGAGCGGATCGAGCAAAGTATTTTCGATCGCGGCGACCTCATCATTAAGCTCCTTTACCTGGGCCGGCCTCAATAAACTCGGGATGTTCTCGCGTACACTGACCTTAGCAACCTTCTCCTGCTTGACTAAATCAAGATTTAATTCTGGCATCTTATATTCCTTCTGACTTTACATAGCCGACCCGAGGATCACCACCGGGATTGCGACTTTTGGATTGTGATTTTCCGGGCAGACCTCCGGCCGGTCCGGGCTTGTTTTTGGACATCGTTGCCCGCTTACCCATGAAGCCGGTAGCCGGCACATTGCCGCCTGAGCTCCTAAGATCTGCTCGGTCCGTGTCCTGATCAAAGTTAGGATTGGTCATTTTTTACCACCTGACTTTGAAATTACTTTTTTAACGGCCGGCTCTTTTTTTGCCGGCGCTTTTTTAGCATCTTTTTTCTTACAAACGACCTTGATGCCACCAACTTGCTCGGCAAGCTGCGCCATATGGTCATCGACCATGCCTTTTACAGCACTTTCATATTTGTGAGAAACGGTGATATCTAGCGTATAATGAAGGCATACGTTACCTTTTTTAACCTTAGACATAATCTTCTCCGTTAGAGTAATAAGCGGGGTGACAAATACTGTCACCCTGCTTAAATTGCTTCAAAATCAGCTTTAGCTAACTTGGTTGCCGATGACCCAACGCCAATCGATCCAGGCATTAGAATAGCGCATATAAGCACGCCATTTCGCAACCAGAGTATCAAACTCCTCCTGGAATGCAAATTCCAGCGGAATACGATCGATCCAATAGACCATCTCTTTTTGCTGAGAAGCATCGGCCATGAACCAGTTATTATCGTCAGTCAAGTAATTCCACTCAAAGATAGAGTAGGCACCTTCATGAACATTCCGGTTATTGGTCGCCACATCAAGCTTGCCACGACTTTCGACAATCTCAAAAGCCTTTTCATAAAGGGCATTCGGGATCACAAGTTCGCTTGGCATAGTGCTGATACGATTACCGCGGTCGTCACGGAAACCTACCATTTGGATGCGGTTGGCAGCAACGGCAACGGCAGTAAGTGCGGCCGTATTCAAGTTGTCAAACCCGCTAGATGTATCAACACCGCCGGCATTGGTCGTATGACTGTTGGAACAAAGCGCAGTCCCTTCAGAACGAGTATAAAAATAACTGTCTATAGAAAAACCGTTATTGTAAAGGCGGGCACCATGCTTCTGACGAGTACGCTGCGCCGCGGTCGCCAGGCCAGAAGGCCGACGGTCCATGACGTTATACTGATCATCATCAAATAGCTTACGCTCGACCTGGAAGCCGGATGCAAATTCAATTGGTGTTGAAGTTGTATCGAAGCCTTGTACCGGGCTATCATAGCTGATAGATCCGGCGAATTCAGAGAAGTCGGCAAATGCGCCTACCTCACTCCAAGTCATGTTGTTACGGCCATTGGTGCCGATGAAGTTATAGACCTTCGATAAATGATCAGGCAATTGCTTATATTTATCATTGAAGATCTTTTGAAAACGAGGATCAAGTAAGTCGCCAAACTGACCCGAAATTGCTGGAGAACCAGGCATATTAAATTCCTTTCAGTTAGGTTGGACGACCGCCAAGAGCATGATCACCGGCAATAAGATCAACAAATGAATTTGTCAAACCTTCATCGCCGTTGTCTCTAAGCAGACCTCGAACATTAATAGGAACAAGAGCGGCAGCGCCAGCGGCCACAGCGACGGCAGCATTAAGCTGGTCGAGTGTCGCGGTCATTGTTACTCCTGCGGTGAATAGGGCACAGTTAAGCCGAGCAAAAATATCACCAACAACCGTATCATGCGGAAAAGCAACCGTAACAGTACCGGCTGTTGTAGAAACAGCCGTAATTTTACGGATTATACCGGCATTTGAACCAGTGATACCCCATACCGTACCTTCATCAAAGGTAGGCGTGGCCCACTCGGCAGCGGTTGTAATAACCAAGCCAGTTGAGGATAATGTTGTGATCGTCTGAGCGGCAAGCGTCGTATTATTTGCCGTTCCTCCGGATAGTTTTGCACGCCAAACGGCGTCCGGATTGACAATGACCGATACCTGGCCTTCAGGATCGGAATTGTCTGAGTTTTGAGCAGTTGCATACACTGCGGCATCAAGTGAAACACCCACCATATTTGCGGCGCCGGTGGCGGTAGAAGTCGTTAGACCGTTACCACCCGCCGCCGGAATAAGTAGGGGGATCCCCGCTATAATCGTCGAGGATACTGGATATTTCATGATGCGAGCGTTGCCACCACCTAAGATTTGGGCTAGTTCCATCAGTAGTCTCCAATAAAGTTTATTCGACCGGCATATGAATTTTACACATGGTAAATTCCTTACACCCGTCACATTCTCCGACTGCGCCCTGATTTAGAGGCGGACGACTTAACCGGTGATAATTCACCGAAGCCGGATTAAACTTGGAGATACAATTGCCGCAGAGACATATACACTTACCGAGCGCGGCCAAGTCAGCTATGTGACTTCCCGTTGTGGTGTGCCTTCGCGCACCACCTTGAACCATCTTTAAACGTCCTTCCGGACTATCCCAATCGTTACTATGGTAATGAACCATTACCGACTATTCGACCGTTTAGCCAGATCTCCATCTTGATGCTTCAATTCTTCTTCCACTTCAGCCCAATCGGCATAAATGCCTTTATTGATCTGTGCAGCATAGAAGTTCTTTTGTTTCGCTGTTATATCCTTGGGAATATTAGCATCATCGCCAGAACCATCACCACCGCCGGCACCACCTGTTTCTTGGTGAGTATCGCGCTCATGCGATCCGCCGTTTGCGGCCTCTAGTGCATCGATAGGCCCGAAGGCCATCTCAAGAGCAAGAAGCTCAGTTTTTTCGCCACCTTTGCCTTTAATCCCCTCATACCCGCGTTTTACGAGCTCAGTGAATTTGCCGGCAACGGCAACCCTGTCCTGCGTACCGTCGATCGCCGCGTCAGGCCGTGCCGCCATATAACGCTTAATCTTAGCACTTGTATCGTCCTGCTGAGTGGTCAAAGTGATCGTTTTGGCAACCGTATCTTTCACTTGGTTGGCAATGTTATCCGCTTGTTGCTGGTCCCATAACGTATTAGCGTCTACCTCAGTTATCGTCCCTGCTTTTACAGCGTTTTCGAGCTCAGCGCGGGAATAGACTTTAGGCGGCGTTTGCGGATCTGCCTGTCTCGGCGGCTCCGGCGCTATACCTACTGTGCCTTTTCCTGCTTGAAGTTCTGCGATTTGGGCCCGAAGCGAAACATTTTCTTCATCTCCGGCCTTCATCTTGTCATTAACTTCTTTAAAGCGGTTAAATGGAACGGTATCGCTCCCTTTGCCACCTGTATTGTCCTGGCCCGACGCGGCCGCATCTACATCGTTCATTGGAAACTCCAACTTAAAACCATCGCTAAGGGGCGAAGATCCCGGCATGGTGAGTGCCTATACACCGATTAAATAAACTATATCATAAATTCTCACATAATCAATATGCTTTATTCTGTTGGCTCTTCCTTGGCTATCAAGGGATTAAGCCGGGAAAGCAGATCCTTGGCAGCCTCGCCCGACTTTATCACTTCATTCGGCAAAGTCACCACCTCACTCAAAGTCGCATAGCGCTCCCGGCAAATATGATAATTAAGTTTTGCCTGAGCAATCGCGTTCGGATCCACAATAGAAGGGTTGGTCATTTGATTATTAAAAAATTTCATTGCTTTTTCAGCATCATCCATCGCCGCTTCGAGGAAACTTTTAAACAGATCCCAATTTTCATCACCGGTGAGCTCACTCATTTTGACAGCTTGCCGGGCTTGCTGCTCAGATTGCGGCCGGTGGCGCTCATCCTGCTCAAGCTTTTTGTCACCCATTATTTGACGGTATTCTGATTTATCTAGGTTCATATCGCATTTCCTGTTCCATTGCCATTAGCGCCCGGTTGCGTCTGATCGGCCGGCTGATTGGGCTGGACATTAGTGGGCGCGTCGTTCGGATTTTCCTGGACGCCACCCGGTGGTCGCCCAGGCGCATTAGCTTGCGCCGGGGTCCCGGCATTGCCAGCCGCCTCGAGTTGCTGCGCCTGTTGTTGCTGAAGGAGAGCCCTTTGAGAGACTTGCTCCATATACGGCCGCATAATTGTTTCAACATATTCCTGCTGAATAAGGCCGAACTGATCTGTTTGAATAAATTCCTGAAGCTTCTGCAAATGCTCCGCGGCGCCGCCGGCCTCGGCCGGAACACCAAACGGCTTCTTACCCTGAGAAATAAACAACAACGCATCTTCAGCAAAGATTTTCGGTAGCGTACTATCCGGAGACGGCATCGATAGATACTGATCCGGATCCTGACCGATAATCCTACCCCAATCACGCTGAAGCCGATAAATACCATCCTGATCGATAATACCAAGCTGAAGATTAATATCGCTGATATAGGATGACATCATCCGCTCCATAGCGTCCTGAAGAGCCTGGCGGGACGTATTGAAAGCATTAGCGTCAAAATCAAAGACAAAGTTGCCTCTAAGCTCCGCTGGCGTCTGAATGACAGTATAAGGAGCTTGGTTCTTGTCGGCTGTTTGTGCCAGACGCACCATTTTATTCGGGGGCAAATGAACCTCATTCAGTTGATGGCAAAGCGAGTAAATATCGCGAAGCCCCATATAGAACCGGCGCATAATTCGCTCGGGCCTGGCATCTCCATTATTTTGCATCATGGCCATGCCGGTCACTGTCCGGAGCGCGGTCGCACCACCGGCTGGCACACGACCAAGCTGCTGATCGCCGACCATTGTTAATTTTTCCTGCATATTGGTCAAAAGGCCGATCGTATTCTGACCATTGACGGCAGCATTATTCTGGATATTCGGGAAAAATACGTCACGCTGCGGATCTCCAACCGGATAACCTTCGCCCGGTGTGAGCTCGATCGTCTCAGGACGCATCCCGCCACTGGCGCGGTAAAAGAAAAACGGCACATTTGCGATCGTACCGGCATCAGCCATTTGATCATAGGACATCTTCATCGCATCATGAGTGCCCTCAGTAAGCTCGAGCTGAGAAATCCCGCCAATACGACCGCGGATCGGAATATAGCTGGTATGTGCCAACGGCCGGCGAGGCAGCTGAAACGGATACATTTCCGACATCAGCTGCGCTTTCGCTACCTTACCCGGCAGCTCTTTTATAACCCACCAGATTACATCCTCATCAAGACCATCACCATCGATGTCAAAACGATCAAAAACTGTATATCTAGTTAATTCTTTGTGGCTTTCTGCACCTTTGATTGGCGCCTTTTGCGTATCTGATACACCCGAAAAAGTATCTTTAGCTTCCTCCGATTGCTTAAGCTCACTGGAAGCCGGCGCAGCCTCAAGCGCCTTAATGTCGTCTTTATCCAGCCCGTCATACCACCCTTTTTTATGCAACTTTTTCACTTCATCCAAAGTCGGATTATCCACAAGGATGACGGCCTGTGCACCTTTGGGATTAGCCGGCGACGGCGCCTGAAGGTTAGCAGCCCGGGGCGGATATAAAACATTTTCCCAATCCATCACCCGGGGAGACGGACCATCAAAGACGGTCGCAAACCGAGTGCTGACCATTTCAACGCGGTCACTCTCATCGGTATAGAAAGAAACATCAACTTTAGTATCGTCCGCTAAGGTAACGGCATAATCCCATAGGCCGGCATTTTTGGCGACTGCAGACGGGGCGCCGGAATAAGCCTTTTTGATGATCGTCTGAAAATATTCCTCCGGCGTAATAACATTGCCTTCCGCATCCGGTGGCGGGATCTTTGGATATTTCATGATGTCGGAAATCTGCGATCGCTCGCGGACCCAAGGAACAAAAACGACGTAATGACCATCATTGGCAAAAGCATCGGCGAGCTCCGAAATAAAGTTCTCGCCGTTCATATCGACAAATAGTTGATGATCGATCAGCTGATCAATCTTCTCGGCCTTCTCTGAGGATAACTTATCGGTCGCCCGCGCCGTCACCGGCGGCCGGGCCGACATAATCGCATTATGGAGCGTATCTTGCACGCGAAGCGAAGCGGTAGTCATATCCGGGAGCTTAATATCCGAAGCATCGGGCCAAGGCCAATCCTTACCCTCAGTCCATTGACGAAATTTCGCCTGGCGCTGGATCCGGTCATCACGCTCATCGGTCCGCGCCGCATCCCACGTATCCGCAAAATCCTTAACGCGCTGATAAATATTGCCCGCGTCATAAGTGAATGATTTTTTTCTGAGCCGGCGCACGCGCTGCCCGTTAATGACTTCTTGCCGCTTTGTCTCTTTCACCACGATCTTTAACCCTTTCAATGCAATATATTCCGATCGGAATATTGTGAACCATGCTTATCATGTCACGTTGTTTTTGTGCCGCCTGTTCGGGCGTAATCTGTGCGACCACCACCGCCGCGGCCGCGATGATCGCCTCGGCCTCAAAAGCCGCGAGTATGTTTTTGTGGATCCGGCTGATATTGGGTACAACTTCATCAATATGGTCAGAATGAATATTAATTTGCATAATTGAGCCACTTTTTAGCAACAAATGAACATTTAATGCATAATCGAGCGGATTGCCAATTTGCCGCGGCTCGCCCTCAAAAGGATGCCCATGCGGATGCGCAGAGATAATTTCATAGAGCGGCTTGCCTGTCAGGCAGCAACAGCCGGCTTTATTGCGATCTGTAAATTCAGTCATCCCAAATATACTCCGTTGCTACATATTTTTCAGGATCCAGCCCGATCGCCTTAATCGCCCCCTCAGCATCCTCCTTCCTGGCAAAACGAACGACCCTCAAATCTTCAATCTTCAATAATGACCAGCCACTCTCCTGACTGGATAACGGAGATCCCATAAAAAGATTAACCTCACCCCTGGTGGATGAGTGATAAAAACGCTCAATGAGCCAAGCCACTTCCCGAGCCATCACTTCACCCCCGGATTATCAGGAAGATCGAAATCACGGTCCGCATAGGACTTGCGAAGCTTGGCGAGATCCGCATCAAACTTCGCCGCACATTTCTCATGGATTTTATCCAGGCTCGCGAGATATTTATCCGCATCCTTCAAACATTTTTTACAGTAAATCGCCGGCACAACATGCCCCCGCGCCTCAAGCTTTGTCATGTCATCATGAACGGCTTTGCATCCGTCACAAATAAACTTATGGGCCATCTAATTTTTCTCCTAAATTATCAATATCCGCCTTTACGGCCAGCACGACGGATGACAGGCGCACCATTTTTAAGCATCGAAAATTCCGGCTTATCATTACCAAGATACTTCAACATGGTTGGATAGTCATCATATTTATCACGCGCAATCTGCTTCTGATCTTTTTCAAGGTTCTTTTTATATTCATCCCAGGCATAGCGCTTAAGCTGGTAAATGGTATCAGCACAGCGTTTGTGAACATGAAGCCGCGGCCGCTTAAGGTGCGGATCCGGCTTGAGCATTTTATTAACCCAAACCCGGCCAACCGCACTATCATCCGCGAGATCAGTATAAATACCGCAGCGGGAAAATTCTTCCTGCCAGGTATCGCCGCGCTTATGACCGCTCGGAGACAAGCCCATATTCGGATCAATCAACCGCTTGGAAACCTGAAGATGATACTCCATTTCAACGGTGCGCAAATACTCGTACATATCATCTGTATCGCCCTCAAATTTACCATCAACAATGACCCAGCAATCATCATTAGGATCGATCGCGACCCACATGAACATATGAGGCTTTCGCGGATGAGGATCTAAAACAAAAACAATCGGCCAGGTCGGATGAATGTCAAACTCCTGAACATGGCAATATGCCTCAAGATTATTAGATCCGGTGATCGGACAATGCCACTTGCCAGCATCATCGATGTTAGGCGTCACCGCCTTGCCGGCCTGAAAAGACCAGACTTCCTCATGCTCGGTAAAAAGCGGATGAATGAGATTTGAGAAACGAATAGGCTTGCCGGCGATACGGACCTTTTTCGTCTCCTCATCCCATTTATCCATTTGCCGGGCGATCGCCGTCTGGTTCAAGTGAGGATTATCGAGCGTGCTGAGCTCGTACCAGCTCACATCCGGATCATGCTGCGACCGATCATAAATTTCATCATAAATCCAATCGACCGGGATACTCGGATCGTCCGGCCAGGTCATCGCCAGGATAATTTTACCGTCTACCCGCATAGTCCGAGCCTGATTTTCAGTGTAAATAGGGTGGGTCGGCGGCTCATCGAGCATCACAATATGATAATCTCCGGAAGCAAAATCTTCCGGATCATTGTCATGGGACATAAACTGGATCTTACTTTGCCCCAAAATGACCGATCGATCATGCGGATCCCGACAATTGACCGTCAATGTCCGAAGCTTTTCAGACCAGGACTTGTCCCAACTCTCGGCGATCAGGCAATCGCGGGGGATCCACCCCCAATGTCCCTGACTTCCCCCTTGTGGCGCCATGCCAGTCCAGTGAAACCACTTCAATTTAGGCAACATAATCGGATGCATGACGGTCGTGAGACTTTCAACCACTATACGGGTGTTTATCGGCCCGCGAAACTTCTGATCAACCAAATGCTTACAACAGTCCGGAAAGACGCCGGTGGCGGTCATTACAAGCTCAACCAAGCAAGTTTCGGTCTTGCTTGAGCCATTACCGCCACCGGCTCCGATGACATGGCCAGTGTCTTCGTGAATTTGCATATTCTTAGCAGAAACCGGTTGATAATACTGCAGCTGATTAACTTTCCGATCATCCTGGGCAACACCAAGCGTCTGAGCAAGCAAATCCCTAAAAGCATCATCATCGAGCGCCTGAAGGCTATCCGGATCAATTTTGTCGAGACTTTTAATGCTCATCATCCACCATCATGTTCGCTTCCTTCCTGTCCGACCAACGCCGTCTCAGTCTTAATTTCACTCTCCGCCCACCCGACTATAATTAGCCAGGCCCTAAATAATTGTTTCAATAACCACCACTTTGACCGCAACTTCTTAAAATTATCCGCCTCACTTAAATTCCTCAAAGTCGTGCCGTTTTTATCGCCATATACCAACACACTCGCAAACGGCTCTTTACCCGGACCAGGCTGAATAAAATAATTAAACTGCCCCAAAAAAGCCCGCATCTTATCAAGATCCAACTCAGTGCCCGGGTTCATATAATCAGTGGCAACAAAATGATAATAACCATCGTCACAATATTTAATATCAAAAGAAAAATGCGCCTTAACCACAGAAGAGCTGTCAGGCCCCTTGCCGCGGTCGCGGTCGGTCGGAAAAAGTTGGATGATTTCAGCCATTGCTCACAACCTCCATATCACCCTCAATCAACGGCACCGTCATCCCGCGACGTTCAGCCTCCGCAAGAATGGCCGGCAAAAGATCATTCAAAGCCCGGCGGTCAGTATTGGTCACGATCTGCGTAGGCTCACCCTTCAGTAATTGGCGGCGATCAAGCAAAATACCAAAAAACTTGACCAGCGTATTAAGATTGGCGTCCTGCATCTTATCCGGACCCATATACTGTAAAGCCAAATGAAGCTTGTTCTCAATCTGTGCTACCAAAAATTCATTGTCAACCTCCCCATTAAGATCAATATCCATCGATCGATCAAAGTCATCAAACTTTTTTACAATCTGCGGCCCCAACACAACAGCCGGATCCGTCCCTAACGTGGCTTTCACCTGGGGCGTTGCTTCAACTTCTGGGGCTTTGGGCTTCTTTTTAGTCGGCATATTTTTTTCCTAAATAAAATGCGCATCCCTATTTCGAAACCTTCAGAATGGCGCAACTCCTAGCATTTTAGGGCGGGAGCTCGCAGACCGGCGGTGAAAAAACAATGCTGTCAGATACATTATTATATCGAAACCGGAGTGCGTGAATAAGTTTAAAATTTTGCGCGGAAATTGTCAAGGGGCTAGTTTAGAGCTACATGTGAAAATTGAGTGAAAAATGCGCGGCCGGGGCCCGTCAAGGGCGCTGCCCAGGGGGACGCTCGCCCAACCCAAACGCACAAAAGTTTTCCATAATAAATATTATGCGAATATTATGGCCAATGATATCAATGGCTTATAACCATACGTTGTATTTCATGTTGACTGGATGATGTTGTTCTCTGTTTGAGCCCTGCTCAGGGCTTATACATAGGGCTTGATACAATCCAGCTTGATCTAATATGTTACTGGCTGGTAATGTACGCAATCGAGACGGGCCCGCCGTACGATATAACAATAATCATAGCATTAATCAAGCTCTAAACTACCACCAATGAGCAAAGGCCAACAATCCGGCACCACCGGACCGGACATAAAAAAGGGCCCGCTAAGGCCCTTTAAAACGCTATGTGATGTTATTTACAGTCTTGGTACTAGATAATATTCCTTAGTGTCTCGATCTTCAAAGAATATCGTATGCTCATTGCAGAACATATATCTATAATCCTGTGCTGTTTGTTCAGTTAAATAACCTTGCTCCGATACGAGCCCACCGCTTTTTATATTCGCCATGCTCTGCGCTCGGATCACTAAGCAATGCTATTAACTGATCTGCTATTCTTTGATGTATTTCGTTTGAGTAACTCATTATATATCTCTCTCTATTTGTTAATGTTGTGGCCCTATTATAGCTATATATAGGCAATAGTCAAGCACCATGAAAAAAGGGCCCTCAATTGAGAGCCCTTGATCCGATTATATATACTGGTTTATGGTTCGCACTTGATTGAATAGCCCCGGTGGTTAAAATCGTCGCCATGCTTATAATATTCCTGTTCAAGCTTGCCATAGCTACAACCCGTTATCGCTGCAATGATGTGGCATAAATCCACTACATAATGAGCCTTTGCGCGGGGCTTGCCGCCATCTAATAATGAATATCTCATTTTCTTGGCCCCCTCAAATCCCTAAGCATTGCCACCAATTGAGCGAACCCAAATACAATTAACAATACGGCAATTGATATCCATATCGGCTTGAAATAAAATTCCATGAATGTATGAAATGTAATTTCGCCCATGATCCAGCTGCCAAGGCAAGCAATGCCAATTAATCCAGCTATCCAGCATAAGCCCTTTTCTATCATAGTCATATCAATACCTCACACATTTAAAAACAAGCATTTCGTCTTCAATGGCTTTCATAACGAGCCCTAATTGAAACTCGCGGTCCATCGCATCAAACTTGATTTTATTATCATCATTAAGGCCGCTTCGCAATGTTGCAATCATTTGGTTTTCTTCATTCAAATTTCGTTGTGCTGCATCGTCTTGGCATCCGTAACAAATACCATAGCCAGCATCTTGATCCTGATCTTTATATCCATACCAAATCTGAAAATCCATACCACAACAGCCGCAATCAAGCCAAAGGCCAACGCGCCACCGCTGAGGCTTTAAGTCCGGTTCAGTGCCGAAAGCATCAGCAATCATTTCACACCATACTATTCCAATTTTGCCACCGACTTGCGCATATAACCGCGCCTCGATATACGTGACACTAGTCCCGCGCCAACCAGCTGCGAGCGCCACTGCATCATTTATATATGTTTTATCCATACTCATTTTGCCGCCCCTATTCTGAACGTCTCCGGATATTTTGCTGGTGCACCTTTCAAATATCCAAAACTTGTATAATGAAGTCCATAAATACTATCTTTGAACTCTCTCAAAGCATTAGTTTTATTAATAGGACCATTGAATATAATATTCAACGTTATCCTATGTGTTTGCTTAATCATTTGTAATATCTCCTATTTAATTGATCTTGTAGCCACTGTATAGCCGCTTATTCAAACAAAGTCAAGCCCAGGCAAAAAAAGAGCCGGCATTTCTGCCAGCTCATCCAGTTTAGAGATATTCATTTTACATCGATAATATAATTATCCAGCACGCTACAAAGATCACGATCCTGATCCCCAACCCGCTCCCTAATACCATGCAGGAAGAGACGGCCAGCCGCCCGGGCCGCGCATCGGCATGATCACCGCAACACAATCCCATTGACCGAGCTTGCACAACGCCGGACCGCTTGGATCACGATTATCAATGGTCATAAAACTGGTATGAGTATCATAAAATCCCGCCTCGCTTGGCATGATATTAGCCAGCGTGCCGAATTCACCAATATATTTCCCGCTATAACTTGCCCCGGGCCCTTCCATTATTGTCCCGCTCGGCACGCTCCGCCGCCAATCCGGATAAGTTCCATCAATGATCACCGGTTGCGGGTGAATATATATATCATCCAGCAAATCACCATCATGGATCGCAGGAAGATTATATATTTCCATGATCACCACCTTGGCAAAACAATGTCCGGTATCGCTATTGCGCTCGACAATCAGCCGAATACCTTGCGTCTGATCCGCTGGTTTTTTCAATATCCGCCGCGCTTTTGTTGTTGTGACCTTGCACGCCTTAGCCAGGGCAAACTTATCACCATAATCGATGATCATTCCTTTCTCATCCGGCTTTTCAAGATAAGCCTCATCGATCCAGCCGACCGGATCACGAAAGCTTAACAGCCTATGACCATCGGTTGCCGTTAAGATCACCCCGCCATCCTCATGCGGCTCGCAGAAAACACCATTTAAATAATATCTGGTTTCTTCCGTACTGGCAGCATAAGTCGCAGCACAGTGAAACAGCAGAGCATTAACATTCAATATTTGTTTTAACATCTTTAAATCTCCGTAATTTTTGCTTGTAGAAGAGAAAAACCGCAGGATTGCGCCAATTTCTCAATTGTGTATTGGACTTTAGAGGAGAAATAGCAGCTAGTCAAGGGCTATTTTATTCCAGAAAGCCGAACGTCCACAAGGGGATAGCCTTTCCCCCTTATATATAGGTAGAATATAGAAGAAGAAAAAATCAAGAAATCTTACTGGTAACATTTTGACCCTATATATAAGAGAAATGAAAAAATCGTTTAAAAACAACGCTGTAGAGGACAACACGGCTTGTAGAAGACAGTGTCCTACAGTTTTTTTGAATGTTTATAAGGGGTTCCCTACCAACCTTGTTGGAATTAGAAGAGAAGAGGTGATTTGGGAATTTGTTTTTTATTTTGTAGGAGACTTTTTCCTGATTTGTCTTCTTCTCCTCTAAAAGCCAAAAGCTATACATATAACAAATTGTTTTTAAAGGATTCATGTGTAGGACACTGTCTTCTACAAAATATTTTTGTCCTCTACAAAAGCGATCGACGCACTATTATCGCCGCAAAAAAAGCATGGCATATCATTATTTTCTTGTCAACTACGATTGTTTATTTTATAAGTTACCCCTCTACTTCTAATTACACTACCCACCAAAATGACACACCCAATGACACAACATCATAAAGAATTAACTCAGGAAGAATTAAAAACTCTTCTTATCTATGATCCGGCCAAAGGTACTTTCCATCGCATCAAACATCGAAATCGCCCATGCAAGCCGTTTCCGATTGGCTGGCCAAATGACAAGGGATATACTCATATTTATCTCAAAGGAAAAACCTACATGGCAACACATCTGGCTATATTATATATGACTGGCACGCTTCCTCCCGGTGAAGTGAGGTTTCGCGATAAAGACAAATCAAATCTGAGATACTCAAATTTAATGCCTGGTCACGCATGGAATAAATCCGGACATAAAATCGAATATCTTGATTAAAAAAAAGAGCCGGATCAGATCCAGCTCTTGAAGTTTCAAAATATAGGGAGATATTCAACTGAATATCAAGATTGTACAGAGAAGGACTTCTTTGTACGTCACCGACCTTACTGCCTGATCTTATGAGTGTCAAGGATCCTTTTTTATTCTTCAGCGTAGCGCCATAAAAAAGGATCCTCTTTCTTTTCTCTTGCCGCAGGCAGCGTCCCGCTGACAAGGGAAGAGGCCTAAGCCGCCCCGCGGGCACCTTGAGCGTAGCGTAGGGCCGCGGGCACCTTAATCAGCTACTTCAAAAGTTGATACTTCCGTATTCTTATAAGTATCATCAGGATTGCTGGTCGTGTTGGTATAAGTAAAATCCACTTTCCAGGTTCCGGACTGATCAACGTTACCGACATCCCAATCATAATAAACCCAGTGATTTGCCGCGTAGCTATTTTCGCCGATTGTCTCGGTCGAGCCGCCAATGGCTGCCGTGACTGATAGCGTTTCACCATCAGGCTTGGTATAGACCAGGTCCAGGGACGTGAAATTGACCATATCGAAGCCTACCCCTATCATATGCCTCTTACCCGTCTCACCGACCCTTAAAACATCTATCATTTCATTTCTCCATTTAATATATTAAACACTGCAAATACTCATTTCCGTATGCATTTCGATACTTAGTGAAAGCTCTGTTTCCAGTACGCCGATCGCTCCATCAATATCAATCTTAAGTTCGCTATCATGTTTGGGAGTAATAGTAATCTCACTATCATGACTAATTGCGAACTGCAGTTCAGTCTCTATCACGCCAAGCACACCATCAATATCAATCTTAAGCTCACTATCATGCTTTTCAATAAGAGTAATTTCATTATCGTGACTAATTGCGATGTTGAGTTCGGTGGCAGTAATGGCGATGAAACCGTCAATAGTCAAAGATAATTCAGTATGTATCTCGCAAGGTAATGCGCCGGGTTTCTGACTTAAACCGAGATTGATAAAATGCGGAATATCTCCGCTCGGCCCGATACCCTGGGCAATGAAATCAGCAATCGACATCATGTTGCCCTTGTTATGCTGGTTGGATCTGTGCCGTCATCGAGCGTGCAAGTTGCCGCTGCGGTCGAGCCGTCCAGTTTCTTGATCGTCGCGGTCGTGCCGGTAACGCTGCGCTCGTAAAGGAATTGCAGCATCAGGAAGACCGCCTGAGCGAGCGTTGGCGCCGTACCATCGGCGCTATAACTCTCCGTCATTTGCGTTGTCAGGATATCCGAAACTGAAATATCAGCCAGGCCGTTAATAAGATCCTGGATCGTCGTTCCTGTATCAACCAGGATCGCATCAAGAATAAGATCTAGCCTTCCGCCGTTAACCCAATCACCCTGAAGCTCATTCGTATCGGCAAGAATTGATACCGTCTCGGCTTTGAGCGCAATAATATCAGCTGCGATATCAGTGCCGGCGGCGTTTGTAATAACTGCCGTAATAATGCTGTCAATCAGAAGATCAAGCCTTCCGCCATTAACCCAATCAGTCTGCAGCTCATTGGTATCGGCAACGATCAGAACTGTCTCAGCTTTCAGGGCAATAATATCAGCTGCGATATCTGCGCCGGCCGCATTTGTAATAACAGCAGCTTCGATCTGGTCAACATTGGTATCGATGATATCAATTTTAGCATCAACACCGGCAATCAGGCCAGGTACGTTATCACCCTGAAGCTCATTCGTATCAGCAAGGATTAATACCGTCTCGGCTTTCATTGCAATAATATCAGCGGCAATATCAACACCGGCGGCATTGGTTATAACTGTCGTCTCGATCTGGTCAACATTGGTATCAATGATATCAATTTTAGCATCAACACCGGCAATCAGGCCAGGTACGTTATCACCCTGAAGCTCATTCGTATCAGCAAGGATCGCCGCAAGCTGAGTTGAATTGCTATCCATCTCAGCCCGGTTTTGTGCCGCGGTCGGTGCGGATCCCGCTGAACCAAGAGCGGACATAATTTCAATTGTATCGCCGGTGGCCATGGTAAAGATCGCCGGATCTGCAGCAAGGGTAATAGTCTTTGTGGATCCGACGTAATCTGAAACCGTAGCGACCGCTTTTTGAACGGCGGTCGAAGCATCGGTAATTACAGCGATCGACCCGTTATAAGCATCATTGTCCGCAGATCCAGCGGTTAAAGTGAAGCTGACTTGAGTGGCCAATGTTGCAATTGTTGTACTCTGCAGCAAGTGAGGCGGCGTGCCCCCGGCTCCGGTCGTCCAGGCAGCATCACCTCTATTCCTTATTGCCTCGAGGCTGTCTGTTGCTCCGCTGAATGTAGCGCCCTCGATCGCCGTAAAGCGAGCGGGTATGTCATCAGTCTGCAGCTCGTTCGTATCAGCAACAATAAGAATTGTATCAACCAGAATAGCCGCGACATCAGCGCCTTTAATAGCGCCGGCAAGGTTAATCGAAGCAGAACCTACATTTATAATTTCTTTATAGGTGCCACGAATTTCAATTACCACAGCAGAAGCGGGCGAACCAAGATCAATAGTTCCAAGAGTTCCACCTATCGTCAAGGTATCATCAGAAGTCAATCCTGAGAATGTTATACTCCCCGCCCAATTCCTAAATTCAGCCGATATCGCTACCGCAGCAAAAGCAAAGGTAGGAGAACCCGGGCCGGCAACACCACTATAACAATTATGACACTGATAATCACCAGCTAAAGTGAAGGTTACTGTATCCGCAAAATCACAAAAATCAAAATGACCGCCTTGGACAGAAGCAGTACCAAAGTGACAACCTTCAAAGTGCATTGGCCCTGAAGCAGAGGTTCCTATACCGGATACGCTTGCGCCCTCAACATAAATATTTTGACAGCTAACACCACCAAGAGTGAGAGTATAATTATTTCCAAATAATGAGTAATTATTTACCGCTGCGCCAGTAAAATCTATGCTCGAACCATTAATAATATGAAAATCAATAATACCGCCACCAACAAGAGGAGCGATAACTAAGGCGTCTGCCCATGTAAGAACATGATTGTCTTTAGTACCATTTTCATATGGTGTTGTTCCTGCGGTACCGTTATTCGTATCAACCCAGACTTCACCGCCATGAACCGACCCGCTTTCCTGTAGCGTCCTGAGTATACGACCCGCGGAAGTTGGGTCATTATGAGTGGCTCCTGTAAGCGGCTCATCCCAAACCAGATCAATACTCGCAGCGTTCAAAGTAATATTGGAAAGGCCGGCACCGGCGACGCCGATCTCCGTTGTATCAAGCAGGATAGCATCAAGAAGAAGATCAAGCCTTCCACCATTGACCCAATCAGTCTGCAGCTCATTGGTGTCAGCAACAATGAGCACTGTTTCACCCTTCAGGGCAATAATATCAGCTGCGATATCAGTGCCGGCCGCGTTTGTAATGACGGCGGCTTCAATCTGGTCAATATTAGTATCGATGATGTCCTGTTTTGTTTCGGTCGCGATGTCACCGTCAGTGATCGCAGTATCACATTCAGCGTTGATCGCTGCCAGGGTAAGAGTAGATCCCGCGGTGAATTTAGGACGATAAAGTTCAATTGTCCGGTCAACGGGAGCCATAGACGCCTGAGTGATATGAAAAATCATTTCCTCGCTGTCATTACCCGAACCAATAGTCATATCTTCATCAAGAAGAAGCTTATAGACCCCCGCCATATTGGTAGCATCAACTTCTGTGACAGTGGGTGTGGTCATGGCCGCAGCCGCGGCGCCATTACGAGAACGATATACTGTAAAAGTGGTAAGCCCGGTTTCCCGGGTTTTCAAATCCGTGCTGTCCACCGCGATGAAATATATAACCTGATCTGTAACACCACTTGGTATTCTCATTGTAATTCTCCGCCTAATCGAGCCGCTCTCACAGAGCCTACCCCTCGATCCATAGTTTGTAAAGTTGCAAGTAGTGTATCATCGCCGGATGGTGGGGCAGTGCCAATAGTAACCCTTGGAACTTCTGTAATAGTATCCGCAACCCGGTCATCATACAAGGCCCGAAATTCATAAACTGCTGCGTCTACCGCATCAGCGGTTGCCTGAATTGACCAGACATCTTCCCGGTATCCATCTTCTGCGACATCGGTATCTGTGGCAGACGGGTTAAGCACTTCTTCAAAACGCCCGCCGCCAAACGTGCCAGAAAAGCCAGTCAACCTTGATGTGGTTGTTCCGGGTGTTCCTGCACCTAAAGCCATTTCAAACGCCGGGGGTTCTGTTACACCAGCAAAATCGACAATCTGAATGTAGTGAGAACATGTGTTTCCTGATCTCGTACACCAATGCGCCGCCTGGGTCGTGCTGTTTAAGTAAACATTCCTATATGCTCTAGGAAGAGCCACACCTGTTCCGCTTGAGGTTGATGATATAATTGCCAGCGACGTGTCAAGAGAACTAAGACCCGCGCTAGTGATATTAATGGTTGTTTCACCAGCCGTGCTTGATGTATCTGTGAATATGGTGACGTCCATATCAGCGTTTTCAAGTGTGTGGACGACATGTTCTTCTGTGGCTGAAACAGACGCATGGTTTGCATCAAAAGCCCACCCCACCAAAGCCGTTGTGCCTTGTTCGTATCTCGGCCAGTTATCAGCAATGGCATCATCTGTGCCATCAGCCGTGTTGCTCCTATACTGCCCAAAAATTGCGGTGTTAGCCCATGCAGAAACGCTCGTTGGTGTACCGCTAGTACCGTCAGATCCATCCCTAAGTGTGATGTTTCCGGTGTCTGCATTTTGCGCCGTTGCCCTGCCATGTAAAACAGTCCATGCCGAACCGGTAAATTCTACAAGGGTAATATAAATTTTAACATTATTGGAAGCCGACCCCTTATTTACCTCCATATTGGTTGTGCTGGTCAAATAGGCCGTTGATGTTGCGCTATCCGTATCATCGGCGGTAGCATTGTTTAGAATACCCGTGATAAATGGTATGCACTTGGCAGCACTTGAAACACCGTCCGATGTTATATCCACCGAAGCCGTGGCGGTTGTTCCGTTTAGATCAACCTCATGCCGACCCCGCACAATAAATTCATTAGTTCCAGAAGCGGCCCCAATATATTCCAGGATAGTGGTTTGAAATTCCATATCCGAAGCTAAGGAAGCGGCTTCACGATAATATGTCAAAGTGGAAGTCGATGTTAATAATCTTGCCCCTGCTAAATCATCGCCTTCTCTATTTGTCCCGTCGAGAGTGGTCGCTCCGGCATGGGTCATTCTGTTATTGTTAGAAATTTCAATCGCTTTGGTTAAAGATGAAACCGCTGTAAATGATGTATTTGCACCCCCTGTATTTGCTATACTATCATTGATATGTTGCACATTCATAGAGGCAGGGCCACCAACTCCCCACGCTGGATCGCCAACCTTTCTATGCTCAAGTGTCGCCGCCTCTGCCGGCGCATCGCCAACCGTCTGCATACCTATACGCAAGTGAAAAACAGTTTCTTTATCAATGCTGAGATCGACGTTCTGCGCTTCAAGTGCTGTTGATCCGCTCTCGTCACCATCGTCATCATAAAATCTAAATGCTTCTTGGTCTTTTTCTACAATTGCACCAAACCCCGGCTCATAAAAAAGATTTACAAATCCCGCATCCTGACTATCGGCGCCGCCGCCATCTTTAGAATAAATAAATTCATAAGTATGTGATCCAGAAGTTACCGAACCAAAAAACCCTAACGGCGCACGGACTGCGCTGTGATTACCACTATCTGAGAACACCTCAACCGTATCAATTTTTAATTGAAAAATGTCAAACCCGGACTCACTGTCGGCAAAGCCAGCCATGATAACATCACCAGCAGGCGCACCTGACGAGCTAACATATGTCAGTGTAGACGTGCCATCATCAGCTAAAGAGGTTTTTGATTTAAGACCATTTATGTCAGCAGTAGAACCAGTTGAACTTTGCCAAGGATCAGTAGCGTCATTTGTCCAATCACCCACACTAGGTACTACCCCGCCTGGGAAATCTTCATAATTTACTTCTGTGAAAGCAGGTAAAACAATATCATCAATATAAAATGTGTCATCATTGCTATTGGTGCTATTGTCCTTCGTGTAAACAAATTGGATGAAATGAACACCAGCCGATAACGTTTGGGTTGTCATGGCTGTCCATGATCCGGCACCACTGTCAGAAGCTACCGTAACACCATCAACAATAATGTATCCAACGTCGTTGCCACCACTCTCTGAGCTTGCTTTGTAAAAACAATCAAAGTCACCCGCAGCAAAGTCACCCGCGATATATATGGATGACATTTCCTCATGAGTGATAGTTCCCGCCCTCATGGAACGAGTACCGCCGTTGGCATCATCTGTGGTATTCACCCACGGGGCGGTGTCGGAGTTTCTGAAGTCTGTAGGTATTAAGCCATTTTCAAAATCAACCGTAGGCATTAGGCGAACTCCATAATATCCTCAAATAGACCTAAGTGGAGGAGATAAACAGCCATGACTGCCGGGGCCGGGGTATTATTTGACAATACCCTTAAATCAACAAGTGCATTAGACCTCAACAAGTATACGTCAGCTACATGATCTTTAAGCTGTTCATATTTAGTAATAGTAATGCTTTGTGCTTCAGTTACCGATATGTCTTTATTCACCGCATAACCAACCAAAGACTTAGGGGCTACGGAAACACCGTCCCACGCAAGGGCATCCTGATACCTAAACTGAATTGCCATAAAAGCTGTTTCTCCGCGGGGCGTTTTTAAACCTATTGCTTTATTTGCGAGAAGATCAATACGCTGGATAGCTTCGTTTTTGTTATATTGTCTCATCTATCTATCCTGCACAACATTTAAAATTTTGTAGCTTCAACAAAAGCTAAACTTTATTTAAGCCGGTGTCAATTTTATCAATCTTTGTTATGAAGTCTGAGAACTTCTCTTTATGATACACCTTGCCGGCATAGTACAGTATCTTCCCCTGTGGATCCATCAATTGATAATAATATTTGCGGTTTTCACGCGGCTCAACATCTTCCATGATCAAAAGAGTATAGCCTTTATAATTATGAAGAGGATGATAATCGTTGAGATATTCTTGATGAAGGGCCGCTTTGCGATCAGTCAGTGTCATCTTTATCTTTCGGATCTTTCTTGTTACTGTCATATTGGTGCATTACAGTATGATCGGGATCATCTTCAACATGTTGATGCGTACAAAATCTTCCGTCACCGTCGCGGCCGACCAGGCGCTTGCCCTTACTTGGTTTTCGGGTCATTTTTT